ATCTTTGATTAAGTCTTGGTCTGTTGTTAAGATGATTTTGGTTGCATATAAATCTAAAGATTTATTGTTGATAACAGATTTATTTTGAACATCGCATTTTACTATTGATATTTTATTATAGTGAAACTGTAAAGCATAATCTTCTTCTTTAATTTCTTCATCAGAAGTGATAAAAATATTGCACCAATCTCTTGTTTTTTCTATCCAAATACCATTACCTGTTTCATCATTTGGTTTTGTTGGTAATATGTGTATATTTTTCATTACCAATCTTCATTAGTTTCAAAATTATCTTCATTCATAGCAAATACAAAATCATCTGCAATTTGTGAATCAACTTTACCTTGACCATTACACAAATTACAAATTTTGTATTCAAATCCTTTAATTTGTTTTGGAACCATAACTTCTTTAGCTCCAAGACATTGGGGACATTCTTTTAAATTATTGTTCATTTTCAATATATTGTTTAAGATCATTAAATGTTAATTCATTTGTAAATTCTAATGTGTGTTTAAAACTATTATAATGTGATATATTTGTTGTATAAAATACATATTTATTTACTGTTGAACAATAAGAACTACATATTACACCAATTTTTAATAATGATAAAATTGTTTTAATAATATCTATAAATGTAACTTCAGGATAATAATATTTAGTAATTAAATAAATATCATGTAAACTTCTTCTACGATTTGTATCACAAATTATTTTTGAATGACTAGCATGTATAGTATTACATTCATTATTATATTGAATAAAAAATTGAAGAATGAAATCTTCAAATTTAGAATTTTTTAAATTTATAAATTCTTTACTTAATTTTTCTTTTATTATGTTAGTATTTAAATAACTTTTATATCTATTACTAGAAAATTTTGAAAAAGATAAAGGATCAGATATGAATATTCCTTGTAAAATACCACCTTGATAACTAACATCTACACCAGGTAATTGTTCTACTTTAGGTTTTTCTTCATATGTTATTTTTTCCAACATATATGGTGTTATATTATCTAAACGAGTTTGATAATAATCAATCCAGTTTTTAATATTATTTTTAAGTTTTAAAGCTTTTTTAACAGCTTCTTTTTTAGCTATTTTTTCAGCATTAAGATATAAGTATACATCATATAAATCTTTAAATATACCTAAAAAAAATGTTAAAATAAATAATAATGGAGCTAATAATGCAGTCACACCAAGTATTGGAAAAACTATAATATTCATAAGAGAAGCTATTGTTGTAGTCTTATTATGAAAATCTGATCCTAAACTATCATTTTGTACCTCATCTAATTTTTTATACAACCATGTTTGTTTCATTTCTTATTGTTTTTGTTAATTTTATTAAATCATTGTACACTTGTAATAAACCAGCTCTATCATCTAATAAAACACTAAAAAATGGTTTACGTGATTCCCAGTCTAATTTAATACCATTTGAGTTAATACCATTATATGGTATATCGTTTTTATCTAAGAAATTAGCAACAAAATCAATGTCTTTTTGAGCTGTCCAACAAATTGTTTTGCAACCAGTTGACACTAAATCTCGAAGTAATTGTCTAACCATTTCATAGGATTTACCAGTTTTATGATAATCATAAACAGTATTATCAAAATCAAATCCAATAACTAAACTACCATATTTTTTATACTCCTCATACAATCTTTTATATGAGGAGTTTTTTATTAAATATTCATCCATTAGAATACATTTAATTGTTTTACTAATAATCCTTCTAAAGCATTAATATCTCGATATGAGTTTGTTGTATAAATACCATCAAAATAATGACTTAATTCTGTTGTACCTTTAGAAAAGATTCCATGAGTTATTATAAGATAAATTTTAGTTGATTTACAATCTTTTTTAATTTCTTTTGCAATATTAATAAAAGTTGCACCTCCATCACAAATATCATCTATAATAATTATATCTTTTTTGAAATTATCAATATTTGTAATAGGTACTACAGTATGACTTAATTTACCTTGTTTATCACGAGATTTACTACAAGTAATAATATCTCCTTTATAACCAATTTGTTCAGCTACTTTAAAGATTTTCTTATTTGCACCTGCATCTGGTGATATTAAGATAAAATCTTCATGTGGTTTTCCAGATTTTTTTTGGTTTTCATACTGATAATTATTAGTAGCAAATCGCACCAATGATAAATTATCAACTTTTTTAAAATTATTTAAACAGGCTTCAAGCACATCAGAATGTGGATCTAAAACTGTTACAGATTCAAACCTTAAAGAATTAATAATAGGACAAATTACATCTTTGAGATAATTATTAGAACCTTCTTCAAATTTTCTATCACTTCTACTTCCTAAGAAATATGGTGTATATAAATGAATTTCTTTAACTCCTAATTCACGTAATGATTTAGTAGCACATATAATTTTTTCTAAATCTTGAAAGTTATTTAATCTTGATTTGATTTGAATAATTTCAATAATAGTACGAGTTAAACATCTTGAACCAAAATTTGTAAATACTTTACTTCCAGGAATTTCTTCTTGTTTATGAACATTTGATAAAATTTTAACTTGTTGTTGACTATCTGGAAATTTAGAAATTTGATATTTAATATTTGATTTATCTAAATCTACTAAATTTAATATTTTCATTATAATGTAGAATTTATACGTTCACGGATTTCAACTAAACTAATTTGATTATAAAATTTACCATCTTTATAAATAGTTTTTAACATATTTTCTTCAGAAAAAGCTTTATTTTCAGTAACTTCACTTTCTACAGTAAAATCTTCATTTACAAATTGAAATCCTTTTAATGATTTTTTAGTTCCGTCATCAGTTATAGGGTCTTTGTAAATATTAAATTGTTCAGTGACAGTTTTTTCAAAATGTCTACCACTAACTTTTTCTCTAGTTTCAAACCAAGCACCTTTAGCTGCATAACCAGCACTATCTCTAGTTAACATAACATATGTAAATGAACCAACACCTACAACAATATTAGTTGATGCAAAACTTTTAGCTTCTAATCTTTGATAAATAGCTAATTGACGTTCTAAATTAATAGAATCACCATAAATAGCACCAATATGAGAATTTAAACGTTTATATCCAGTAGATGTTTCATCACCACCAAAGATGTCCCAAAGCAATTCAATAACACCAGAGTGTGAAGGTAAACATTTTCTTTCTTCTGGTTTATTAGCAATCAATTTTAAAACATTTTCTCTATCACATTCTTGTACAGTTCCACAAAGAATATCAACAGGATCTCCAGAGTCAGGTCTAATTACTAATTTACCATCTCTAGAAAGAATTTCTTCTTTTAATCTAGGTAAAATATGTGTAATTACTTTCCATAAATCCATTGTATCAGAAACTACTGATAAAATACCTTTAGGAAACTTTTTCAACCAATCTCTTAAATTTAAATATTCTGCAATAGCTAAATAATCTGGTTTTTCTAAATTCCCATCACAAGGTAATGTTTGATCTTTAGTATAATAATTTAAAATTTCATGATTTAATAAACCACTTTTTAATTTATTTTCATAATAAAATATACCTGTACATGTAACAGAATGTTCTGAAGCATTTACAGAATAAATAGGAACTTCATTTTCATCAAAATCATAATAATATCTTGATGCAGGAATAACATTTAATGTATCGCTACCTGAATTAGACATTGAATGACCTAATCCTACAGCAATTGATGTAAATGGATTACCTCCTCTTGAATGAAAATCATGACACATAAAATCAGCTAACCATAAGTTTTCTGGATCTGTCTTTTTAACTGATTCTACAGCATTTTTTTTAAATTGATTAGCAATTGTTGCAGCAGTAGGTAATTGCCAAGCTAATTTAGATACTAATGTTTCTAAATATAAACCTAACCAATCATATCCATTAACAGTATTAATACCTGTCATATGTAGTATATTTTTATTTGTAAAAATACCTTCAGGTAATGATTGTATTTGTACAGGTAAATAACCTAATTTGTGTAATTCAACAAAATGATCAGCATTATAATCCATCATTAAATATTTAGACATATCCTGTCCAAACTTAATAGCTTCTTCTATAGATTTTTCAAAAAACAACTCTTGAAAATGACTATGAATATATCTCCATACTAATTGTTGACCTGCTGACATAATTTTATTAATACTTGGATGTAAATATTTTAAATTTCTAGGAATCCAAGTCCAATATTCCCTAGTAGTATTTGGAGCTAACATAGCTTTATGTCCTACTTTATATCCATCAGACTCATATAATGGATTTATTTTAAATGTTTTATCTAATTTGTTCATATTTTATTTTGTTTGATTGTTTTTCATAATCTTCTAATTTGTTAATATCCATATAATCAGCAATTACATGAATACTATATTCTAAACCTAAATCTTCTTCAATTTTTTCAGCAATAATTATAGGATTAGAAGTTTGATATTCATAAGATACTAAATCCACAGCCATTGCTAGTTGTGAGTATGGTTTTATCATTTTGTTTTAATTTTAAAAAATTGAAATGGAATATATGGTAATGATTCATGAATCATTAAACCTAATTTTTTTTTCAATTCTTCTTTAGTAATTTGTTCAACTTTATTATTACAATTTGTACAAATATTCTGACTAAATCTTGGAATTGAACCAATCATATTACATTTTTTACAAAAACAAATTCTAGGATTTCCGTGTGCCATTTTAAAATAATGTTAGTTGATTAAAATTTGCAATTTCATCAATAATTTTTTGTGTTGCAGATATATAATAATTATAATTAATATTATATTCTTCCCATGATTGTTGTTGATGATTATTATATAAAGTTACAGCTTGACCAACATTTACATGTTGCATTGTACCTTGACCATGTTTTTGTTTGAATAAATAAGCACCTTTTTTACTAAAATAATATCTATTTAATTGTTGTTGAATTTCTCCATTCCAATACACTTTAAAATCTTTACCAATTTTATTACTTTTACAATAATCATAAATATGTAAATCATACTTATCGGGATTAGATATAAATTCTCTAGGTGAAATATTTTTAGTATAATAAGCTTCTAAAGCTTTTGCTATTACTAATTCATCTACGGAATTTCCTAATAATGGTTTAGGAACAAACAATCCTTTTTGTTTATATTTACCATCTTGAGTTATTGCGATATAATTGTTTACATTTTTATAAATAATTTTAGAATATATTTCATGTTCTAAATCTAAATTAAATTTATTACAAGTCATATCTAAAATTTCTTGATATTGTTTTTGCATGTGTTTTGGAACAATTACTTCAATACCATCAGTATTAGCTGAAACAACTTGCCAATTATTAATAATACAAGTTTCAATACATTTAGTTAATATTAATTGACCAATTAAACGTAATCTCATAGCACCTTCTGGATAATATAACCAACTATGTTGATTGTCAATTAAACCTGAAGTTGAATTAAGAATAAGTTTAAGAAAACTATCTTTAGCTTTATCTTTAGCTTTTTTAGCTATTAAACGTTCTGTTTTAACTTCTTTGTATCTTTCTAATACTTCATTAAATCTTAAACAACCATAATTAATCATTAAATTTGGATATAATGAAGCTACATCAGATGTAATAACAATTGTATCTGAATTAGATTCATATTGTTCATTTTCATTAACAGAATGTAAACCACCAATACCATAAGTAAGTTTAATAGATGTGTTAGCTTGATTAACAATTAACTCTTTACTAAAGCTGTCTTTAGAATTTAAAATATCAAACCATAATTGTTTAAAGATTGGTAATCTAAATTGTGGATCAAAATCATGTAAACACTCATTTAAATATAATATAGGTTTTTCAAATCGTTGTTTTCTGACTTCATTTACATTTTTATGAGTTATTCTACAATAATCTTGTAATAATGCTTCAGAAGCAATCTTAGGTGCATCCCATGACCAACAATCAAGTTTATATTCTTTATTGATATTAGCTCGAAGTTTTATTTCATCTTCCATTTTACTACATAATAATTCAGTAATAGTTAAATCATGTACTGTATTATATGTACGAAGTTTTGGTAAATCTTCTAAAGTTAATATACTACTAGGTTTATAAGGTAATTCTTGAACTACATCATATCCTAATTGTATTGCTAAAGATTTTAAACTAATTTTTTTAGATATTCTTAACATTTTAGACCAATAACAAAATAAATCAATATCTGTCCAATTTGTTTTAAAATATTTTAATTTTGATATTTCATCATCATAAATATCTCCAATAATTTTATCTGATAAATATTTTAATTCACCACATATATTTTCATATTGTAAATCTTTAAGATTTTGATAATTCATTAAAATGTATTTAATAACTAAATTATCATAATGAATTCCATTAAAAGTTATTAAAAAACCATCATATGTTTTAAAATAATTATAAACTTTATGAATATCATTTTGTTGTTCACTTATTTCATAATAAGTAATTTGTTTTGTAAGATAGTTTTTAATACCAACACAAAAAAAGTTAGTATAAACTTCTATATCCATTATTATTTTTCCTTTATTCATGATTTATATTATGATATTTTTGTTTTGCTTTTAAATACGCTAAACTAGCTTCTTCTTCAGTATTAAAAAGACCTATCCAAATATGTTTATTATATACTTTTATTTTAACTTCATATTTATTATGAGATTTTTTCCAATTATAACCTTTAGCATTTCTATTCCGTTGATTTTCACTTAATGTTACAGATCTTAAATTTTCAATTCTATTATCATTTTTAATTCTATTTATGTGATCAATTGTTTCAGGTATTTCATTATGTATATAATACCATGCAAATTTATGAGCAAACATTTTATAGTATTTATTATCTAAATAAGGACTAATAACAACATAACCATAAATAGTTTCATGACTAATTATTTCATTTTTAGGATTTAATATTTTACCAGTTATTGGATTATAAGAATATCCTTTTTTAACGATTAATTCATATATTTCTTTTTTGTACTTCATTCACTTTTATTTATTAATATTTGAGTCATAAATATCAATAAAGTGAGTCATACTTTAAATAATGGATTTAAAAGAAATAATTAGGCTGGTTATAGAATGTAACCATTTATCTTAAACATGGTTTTAAGCACCTAATTATTAAATTATTTTAATTTTCTTCGTAATAAATTACTAATAAGAATAAACCTACACCAAATAAAAATAAAGAAGTCCAAAACCATATACTGTATAATAAATTATTAGGATATCTCCATAATCCATCAGGTATTGTAATATTATCATTTTTTTCACCACTATCTAATAAAGTTTCTCTTAATTTCATAAGTAAATTAGTTTTTTCTAAAGCTGAAGTTGAATTATTAACTTTAGATAATTCTAATTGGCTTGATTTTAAATTATTATACCAGAAACCAATATCTTCACTAGGTGTTTCATAAAGTATTGAAGTATAACCTTTTGTTAAATTATTATCATTTAGATAATTAATTGTTTGTGTTAATTCAGTTTTTGCTGTTTCTACAGTATTAGCATCAGCAGCTCTTTTAAGATATGCTGTACAATTTCTATCAAAATTGATAGCTTTAACACTACATGTTGTTGTTGATATTAAAGTAAATAATATCAATAAAATTCCTATAAATTTTTTCATTTTTTTTAATTTTTAATTTTTACCAATCACCACCTGCACCTCCACCGCCAAAACCGCCTCCGCCGCCAAATCCTCCATCAAAACCTGATGAATCATTTGAAGATGAATAATCTGAACTAGAACTTGAAGAACTGTCATCTAATAATGATGAAACACCATAATCAATAACACTTGTAATTGCAATGTTTGCAATTGTGTCTATAGTATCATCAGTATAAGATTCTTCTCTATAATTTTTTCTTTCAGAATAATCTAATTCATAATATTGACTACTTGTAATTCTTGTACTATTTGTTATATGTATATACATAATTTATTTTAATTTTAAAAATTTATATAATATGTTTTTTCTAAGACAATCAACTGTTGTTAACTGTTTAGCTGGTGTAATAATTAAATAAATAATTTGTACAATAAATCCTAAAAAGAAAATGATGGCTACTATTAAAATAACCATCATTATTATATTTATAAACATTACACTTCAAATTTAATAGCACCTAAATCCCACATTGTGTCTTCAAATACTTTATTAATTTCTTGTTGAGAACGTCTACGTCCTTTTTCATTAAATAAGACAGCATTATTAATACTACTTATTTGTTTTGTACCATCTTCAAAATGATACGTTACTGTGCTATATTCTGTCATAATTAATAAGCTAATTTTTGTCTTGGTTGTCTACATTGATTACCAAATTGTTTCCAAAATTCACCAACCATTGGTTTAGGTAAAATATTGTTGTACATAACGTGATTCATAAGTTTTTTGAACGCATATTTTCTACCTAAAACTTTTTGTGGTTTATCACCATGACGAAGAATTACTTCTCTATCTGCAATTGTTTCTTTAGTATTAACATTAACAACTAATGCTTTAATACTACTTTGATCTTCAGCATATCTGAAGATAACTTTTACATTTTCTACTTTCATAATTGTTTAATATTTATTTATTAATTTTTGTTTTTATTAATTCTGTTAAATTATCAGTATTTATTTTGTTCATTTTTTTAAAAATAGTTTTAATATCATTAAAAGATAAACAAGGTTTATTCATTAAAATATATTCTTCAGCTTTTTCTTTTGTTGAAAATAATTTCCAATATTCACAATTATATGATTTTTCATTCCACAATTCTAAATCAAAAGCTTTCCAATTATAATCAGAAGTTATTGTAGATTCTTCACCATCTTTTAATGCTACTCCCCAATCTTTATTAATTTCAAAAATATCAACACCATCTTTAGTTGTGAATAATGGTTTTTTAACTTTATTTAATTCTTGAATTAATAAAGGTGTATAGCTAGAACTATCTACATGTTGTTGTTGAAATATTTTTAATTCATTGTTTGATATTTCAAATTTAACAATATTTCCAAACCAACCTTTACAATCAATTTTATCTTCAATAGTAAATATTTCAGAATCTGATAATCTTTTAATTGAATGAATTTTATAATTAATATTGTTAATCATATTATTATACGTATTGGTTTCTCCATCACAAACATTTTCTTCTAATAAATAATCATCAGAATTGTTTATTTTATTATAAAGATAACCATTTGAAACCTTAAAACTTAATATTTCATAATTTTTTTCAACAACTGGTTCCCAGAATTCTGGATAATCTTGTGGATTAGATAATTTAAACCATTTTTCTCCTTTTATCATATATGTATCATAACTTCCTAAAGAACTGTTTGATATATCTGATTTAATGATTTCTGTGTCTACTTCAGGACTATCTGGATATTCACGAATCAAACGATATTTTTTCATTTTACAATATTTTTAGTTAATATTCTACATTGTGGTCCTGAATGATTTGTTTCAATTACTTTATAAAAAGCTACAGATTTATTATTAAGATATTGTAAATCAATAATTTCTCCTTCAGATATATTGTTAAAATGATTTGTAAATGATAATGCTTTAACTTTATTAAATTTATCACCAATTTTAAATCCATTATGTAACACATATTGTTCAAATTGTTCAAATGTAATTTGTGGATTAGATTGATTTGTTGTTTCAGATAAATATGAAAACCAAGTTTTACCATAATTATTTCTAACATAACCTACTTTTACAGATACCATTAAATGACTCACTTGATTAAAATGTTGACTAAAATATTGTTTAGCAATTTCTAATTGTCTTTGATTTTCAATAGTAATCCACCATGTTTCAGGTAATTTAAAATCTTCTACAATTTCAGCCCATTGATTATTAAAATATAACCATTGATTATTAAAATAAACACCAACTTGACCATGTGATTCTATTGTAGATTGATTCCAACTACCTGTTGATGTAATTTCAAATATTTCACTATCATCACTTCTATATTTACAAGCATTTTTAAACTTAATACCAATGGGATATTTAAGTTTAGCTTGTTCTAATAAAGATAGTTTTTTTACAATAGGTTCTGAATGTAATTCAATCTTATCTAAACCAATACCGTTTTTAGCATGAACTTCAGTAATAGCACAAATATTAGTTTTAGCATTGTTCCATCTAAAACCTTTAATATTTAATATTCTACCTTTATTTGGTGAATCTTTAGTAAATACTGTAATTTTATCACCTAATTGATAAATAGCGCCTTCAGAACATTGTACTTTTTGAATTTGTTTTAAAGTATTTAATTTTAAAACCTTATCTTTAGGTATTTCTAATTGTTCTTTTAAAACATATTTTTTAAATTGTTCAAAAGTTATTTCTTGACCATATTTAATAGCATTTGTTATTTTACCATTTTTAAAACCATAAATAAAATTATTTCTAAAACTCCATGTACTTCGAAAATATTTTTTATAATAATCAATTTCTTTATTTTTATCTTTTACAATAATATACCAATTTTCAGATAATACAAACTCAGGTTCTTTAACAATAAACTGAGCATCATAAACTTCTTTTGTTGATGGTTTGTAATGAATCATATAACAATCCCAAAAACTTTTTGGTAATTCTGAAGTTTTATAAATTTTTCCTATAATTTCACTATTAGAATGTTTATTACTAATAGCTTTAACATATTTAGGAATAAATGTTTTCATAGCTTTATCGTAAGATATAAAACTATTAGCTGCGATACATACTTCAAGCCAATGTTTTTCTTCTGGTGTTGCTTCATAAAATTCATTACTTATATCAGTAAAACAACCATGAGTAAATAACTTTTCTCTTAAAGGTGATATTTCAATATTTACACATGTAAAATTATTTGTTTTTTTAATTAAATGTTTAATATTTAAACGTTTAATAATACAAATATAAATTTCACCATTAATTAAATCTTTTTTTGTTAATTGTTTCATTTTGTTTATTTTTTTTTAGTTAATTAAGAACAAACTACAGTGTTGTTCATCCAGTCTTTTTCCATTTCATCTAAATAATGAATTTCATCTTTATCCATGATATTTTGATGTTTTAATTTTACAAATCTCGTATTGTTTATGTTCAATACCTATTGGTAAACCTATTACGTTTACACCTAACTGAAAGTATGTTACACATACTAATTTCCATATATTCATATTTTATAATTTTAAGATAAATAAATATAAGCTGCATGATATTTTTCAAGACGTTCAAAATCTTTTTTGCAAAGTCCTTTTAGTCTTGTGATATCTGAATTATCTTTTAAATCAGCCAGTTTTACTTTTCGTGCATCTTCATTATGAGAAAGTATTTTTATATAATCCACGTATGTAGTTGTATCTCTGTGAGTTAGTAAATCTAATGCCACTATAACTCTTTCAGAAAATCCTGCTTCTCTTAAAGACTGTAAACCTCTTTGGGGGTCATTTTTAAAAATGTCTTCCACATAATCATGCAGTATTGCAACAGATTTTAATTCTTCGTCATCTGTATGTAAGTTGTTCATAACTCTTATACAATGTAGAATATAAGGATGACCACCTTTATCTAAAACATCTTTAAAAGCTTTGGCTGTAATAGCTATTGCTAATGCTAATTTTTTCATTTTTTATAATTGTTTTAAGTTATTTTTAATTCATAATATTTAAAAAATGTGAGTTACTTTCATTCCACAGACTGGACGCTAGATTTCACTCACATTTTAACTAACTAACTAAATAAACTATTATGAAACGTCTATTTGAAGTTGTGATAGGGGTCGAACCTACGTTCTCCCAACACCAAGTTGGGCAGCTTACCCTTAGCAGACACAACTAATACCAGTTTAGATAGGATCTCATCCCTGTACTAACAAACGCACCTTGCACTCTAAACGACGACAAAATCCCTGGCTAACTTTCGAGGTTAGATTGCTTATATTTAATAACATAAGGTATTTACGATATTATACGAACAGGTTAAATGTAGATAATGTTAACTATATTTAATAGTTTCTTTTTCTACTACGCATTATTGATGGTTATGCTTCCACTAATTACAACCACAAGAATTATCATTAGGATTTTCATTGTGATTTTCAGGATATTGAGTACTATAAAATGTAACTTCTGGTTTTTTTATAGTATCTATTTCTTTGTAAGTAAAAGGAATAACTCCTCTTTTTTTTACAATACGATATTTAACTTCTTTATAATAATGTGCTGATTTACGATATTGTTTAATATATTTTACAGATTCAACATTATTTAATGTTTTTTCAATTTTATAATATTTGACATCTTCAGCTTTAAAAAACCAACCAAATGATATTAAAATTAATCCTAAACCAAATATCCAATACTTTAAATTCTCCATAAATTATAATATTCTTTACAAGGTTTTCTAATTGATAAATATAAATAACTTAGTATTAAACCAGTTACTATACACATTGCTGTAAAACTATAAAAATATGATATTACATTTAAAACAATTAGAAAAAATAAACATAAAATTAATGAAATATTTTGATGTTTTAATTCATTTTGGTTTAAACTTTTATTTCTAAGATTTGTTTCTTTTTCCCAATTAATATTTTTAAGAAAATAATTGTATTTTCTAACATCTGAATAATTACTTCCCCAAGAATATACTTCTGTAAATACATCGTTTTCAGATATACTTTTACTATCTTCATTATCGCGATAAAATAAAGTACAACAAGTATTTTTCTTATTACCATTAAATGATTCTCTTGGAGCCATAATAAACCAATTAGAATAACCTGTTTTAATTTTAGATTTTTTTTCAATTCTTTCTTCAGAAATTATTTCTGTTCTCCAATCAAATTTTTGATCTTCAGTACCAGAATAATAATCAGGTGTTATACAATCTTCTTTATAACGAAAAACTTTTTTTCTTTCAGTTTTAGCAGGAACTACAACATCTGAAAAATTAGCATCCATAAATGCTTGAATAATTTCAGGTAAATCTTGAAATGGTGCGCCTTTATAATTAGAAACTTTTGAAATAACTAAATCATAATCATTACAAACTTTTTTAATTTCAGAACCTAAAAAAGCAGGTTTACCAAATAATTGACCAATTACAACTTTAGAATTTTTAATATGTACATCTGCTTCAACTTCAGAAATATAATGATCAAAACCAATAGTTTTTAAAATCTGTGTATTTTCTTTTGGTTGTTCTAATAATAATAAAGTTCCTTTATCATTTTGATTTTTAAAAATGATGTCTTCTTTAGCGGAATATCTTCCAAGTAAAGAACTATTTTTATTAACAATCATATTATCTTAAAGTTTTACCAATTTCAATTAAATTTCTTAAAGCACCAAATTCTGGATTAAAAAATCCTGTCATCATAGTTTCAAAATGAATTAAGCTAAAATAACCTAATAATAATGAACTACCTCCTAAAATAATAATAGGTAAAATATTTACAGATTTACTAGAACCTGTTTCATCCTTATCAGTTTTATAATCTTCATAAGCTTTCCAAAATCTATATACAGCAAAGAAAAATAATAATTCACCAAATAAATAGCACCATGACCATACTTGTTGTTGTTTTACTAATAAATTCCAAGTATAAGAAGAAACTTTTTTAATTTGATTATATAATTCTTGTATTGTAGATTTAGCATCAGGATATAAAGATTTAACATCATTATATAATGTTGACACTCCATTTTTACCATCACCGTAAACCTCACTAATACCATTGGATGTTGTTGATAAAAATCCTGGTTTAGTAGTATCTGACTTTGTAAATGTTGGTTTAGAAACATTTTCTTTTAAAGAAGTTACTTCTTTATTTAAAGTTTTTACAATTTCTACACCATCTTTAACTTGTTGTATTGGTGTTTGTTGTTGATTAGCAAAGCTAATTGTTGATGGTAATAATACTACCATTAAAATCATTTTTTTCATAATATTTAATTTAAATTTAAGTTATTTTTAATTTTTTGTGTAATTTGAACCATTACTGGTGTTTTTTTTGATAAATTCCATATACAATGGAAATATGAATTATACATTACTTTTTCTTCACTATTACTCCATAAAAAACTATAAGAAAAATCATTATCTATTTGATAATATTTTTTACATTTATAAAAAGATAATTCATATATAAAATATAACATACTCCACATTAAAGTAGGAATTCCCCAACCAATTGTTAATAATATTGCTAATATTACTTGTAATATAAATATAATAGTTAACCATAAATATTTAAAAAACGGACCTAAAATATATTTCATAATATACGTTTTTTAAGAAGTTTATCTATTGGTTCTAAATAACCTCCAAACCATAAAATTATAATAATACATGTAAAAATAAATAAATTTACTCCTATAAATTTATCTTTTTGTTTTAACCATTCTTTTTTATAAAACCATATTTCAAATTCTATAAATCCCCATAATAATAACATACTTAATAAAAAATATATTATTGTGTAACCTGTTATTTTCATAATATTTTTTTGTTTAAAAAGTTATTAATTTTATTGATTTTTGTAGAAATTAAAAAACATACGAACATTATAAAAAGACCAAATGAAATTATAAATATACCACCTGCTAAAATTTGAAAAGGTGTTGAGTTAGTTTTTCCTAAAAATTCTAAATTTGTAATAGCGTATATATCTAAATATAATACATATATTAATGTAGGTATTAATAATAAATGTTTAATTCTCATAATTATTTAATTTAATAGTTAATTAATCAACGATAAGGAGGGTTAGGAAAGATACATTCACATCTAACCCTCGATAATACCGTCGCTACAATAGATAATTACGCCTCTATATAAAGCTAAAACTAGTCATTGGGACCTAACTCGAGTAATTTCCAAATACGTAGTTTATTTTAATTCTTGTAATTTATCAAAATTAGCTTTTAAACGTCTTAAATTAACTTCTGTTTCAGTTAATTTAATTTCCTCATTTTTAATATGATTTTCACTTAAATCAATTACTTCAAGTTTTAATTCTTCAAGAATGATTAATCGTTGATGTTCATCATAGTTATCAAATATATGTTTTGCAAGTCTTTTAGCTTCCATTGTAGCTAATTTACTTGTACCAGGTATATATCTTACTAATAAATAAGATATATACTTTTTAAAACGATATAACATAATATTTTATGTTATTTTAACGTTCATATTAAATGAACGACGTTTGTTATTTACCACAGCATCTGTTAAATAAGTTTTTAACTGTTCTTGTGATTTAAATGTAATTTCTTTCTTTTTGAAGAAAGGTTTTTTACTGTTACTATTATTCGCAGTAATTTTTGGTGTGTTTTGTGTACTCATAATGTTTTTAGTTATTTAGTTTTTACAAAGTTTAATATATTTTTTTAATTCTTCTTGTGGTTTTTTTAAATCTCCAAAAATTAAACCAGTTTTACCTTCTATTAATCCTTGTGATTTAATAGCTGATATTTTTAAAGAATCTTTTACTTTAATTATATAATTTATAACAACAGTATCTTTAGATAACTTTTGTATATTATTATATCTTTTTAAATGTTCAATTTCTACTTTAATTACAGTAGATAATTTATCATCTATATTATTTATATCATTACATGATATAAACATAAGTGACAATAATAAAAATGTTAATACTTTTTTCATAATGTTTTTAATTTGTTTTAGTTAATTTTTCAAGTATTCTTAAACCAATATGTTGTGGTTCAATAGTTTTTATTTTTGAAATTTCTGTCCATGATTTTGACGATTCATATCTAAAATCATTTAATACAAAGTTCCAATAAAGGTTCCAAAGATAACTAAAATATGGTTGTGTTAATTGACCATGTTTGTTGTATCTATTTTTAACTCTAGCAAATTCATCTTGTTGTACAAGACGTAAATGTTTGAATATTTCTTGTGATTCAATAGCTTTAATCATTGACATCACTTTTGTTCCTTTATATCCAGCTTTTTCAAGTTGAGATATAGATGATTGTTGTTTGCTCATAATGTTTTTTTTGTTAGTTAATTTATTTTGTTATATTTTTGGTAAACATAAAATTTGTACAATCATCAGCATTGTTTAAATATACAAATTCATTTCTTATTGTAATAGTACCTGAACTATATAAAGAATAAGTATGAAGTTGTAAAAAACCTTTCATAAAACCTTTTTCAACAACTTGAATATTATACAATTTAACTTTGCATTTAACTTTGTTGTTTGCAGAAACTAATAGTAAAGTATCACCTAATCTAAATTTTACATTGTCGGACAATCTAATAATTTCTAAAGGATATTTTTCTTCTGAATTGCTATAATTATTAACTTTATAAGTTGGTAATTCGTTAGGAGGATTTAACCATTTTGTAAATTCTTTATTACAACCACAATTACATACTTCTTTTTTAAATTTTTTTTTCATAATGTTGTTAGTTTTAGTTAATTTTTAATCATAATCATAATCATCAAAATCACCATTTACTCTTAAAAAGTGATTTTTATTACATGTTAATGTATTGTGATAATAATCATAACCATATTGATCTTTTTCTTCTTTTGTAGCAGATCTTTTTATTAATTTATCACCACAAACAGGACAAATATCAGCTTCAACACAAGTATCAATATATTTTGATTTGTCTTTTTTTTGTTGTATTTGAGCTTTTTTATCAGCTATTATACTTTCAGCTTTCTTTTGAATTTCATTATTTATTTGTATTTCCATAATCAGTTAAGTTTTAAACAATTATTTAAATCAATAGTATTCCAAATATGTACATAAGTAAATTCACCATCTGGAAACCATAATCTTATATATTGTGGATTATTTATAATTATACTTTTTCAGTATCAACTCTTTCAAGTCTATCACTACCTGAATAATAACGTCTTAAATTAATACCATAATTTTCTTTTAAAAATGAATTTAAATCATGTATATTATTATATTTAGTTATTTTAACTAATGTTTCTTGATAAGCATTAACTTGTAACCAATGTGAATCTATATTATCATTTAATTTTTTTTCTAAAGATTCTTCTCTTTTAGATTTACTTGCTAATAAATCTTGATATTCTTCATAAGATATTATTACTTGTGCCATAATATTTAATTGTTAGTTAATAATTTTTTAATATTTTATAATAAAAAATAAGGGTCTAGATGTAAAAGACGGATTCAATATCTCTAACATTTACTAAGACCCTTAGTTTTTTTCTATTTAAGTAGCGGCTCCACTACAAATTTCTATTATATTCATTGACGGGATGACTACGGGTTAATTTGTAAACAAATTATTCCGATTATGACCGTAACTTATAATATAATTTCATTCTCTGCCATTTTAAAGATTAAATATAGTACTCCCAGAGAGAATTGAACTCTCGTGTTCAGATTGAAAACCTGACATCCTGACTTCTAGATGATGGGAGCTTAAAAATACTAATCTGACTCTCAGAAATCCGAGTCCAAGCTACCAGATAGTAAGTATTAGTTTATACTTAGTAGTATTTTAATTGTGGAGGTGGGGAGAATCGAACTCCCGTCCACAAACAATTTCAATATAATAAAATATTACAGTTTAGTTATAGATTTATGTGTTTAACTACACTAGGACAACTGATAAATCAGCGTACTCCACCACTTCATTTAATCTAATGAAGAAATCTTAAATAACTTAAAATTAAGCAGCAGCTAAAACTCTACTAGTAGAGAAATAGTTAGCTTCTTCTTGTGAGTCATCACCTAAAAGGTTATGAACTACTTGCATGTTTGCTCTTGTTTGAGCGATCGTATTCTTGTCATTTCTTGTATTCACCTTAGTTTTTACGTGTATATCTCTCACGACTGTTTATTATATTTACTCTCAAATTCATGTCAAAACCAGGCACCCCCTTATTACATCTTTTGATTACTAGAGATGTCAACTAGATTATTTTACCAAACAATTTTAACATTTTTTATTAATTGAAAAAATCCCCATTGTAAAAATAAATATACTAAAATACATACTATTGTAACAAATATATATGGACCTAAATATTTAAATTTAAATTCTCTAAAAGGATTTAATATTAGTTTTATATTGTTAGATTTTATCATTTTTTTTCTTGTTTTTTTTTATCAAGACAATAAAAAACAAAATTAAGAAATAAATAAAAGAAAAATAAATGTGGTAATATTTGTGATAAATGTATTGTCATAATTATTTATTTTAGTTAATAAAAAATACACTTTTTACAGAAGTGTGAAACTGTTTAATAATATATTGAAGGGAATCGAACACCTCACTCTTAATCCCACCTAGGGAGTAGTTCCACAGATAATTATTTATTTCTTTTTGATTAACCTCCTTCTAAACTACCAATATATTATTTCTTTTCTTTAACAATTTTTTCAACAGTTTTACGTTGACGTTTGTTTAAATGTTTTTTAGAATTAGGATTTAATTCAACAACACTAGCAATATGTTCTGTTAATTGTCTAACACCTTCTGGTTGTTTTGTTTCTTTTTCAATAAAATCATCTGTTGTTACTGTTGTTGTTTCAATAATTTCTTCTTTAACTCGATCTTTATCATGTGTTTTAACATGAACAGTTTTTTCATCTGTTACAACATCTTCAATACCATCTTGTGTTGTAATTGGTTTGTTTTGGTCATCTAAATAAACAGGTGTTTCTGTTTTAGATAACACATAAGCTACTAATCCAAAAAAGATTATAATTGCTAGTAAAATTCCCATAATGTTTTAATTTAATTTGTTAATAATTTATTTAACCCTCTGTATTCAGTTGTAATAGTTCCCTATCGTATAAGTTCTCTAAGACCGTCCAGTTACAGTTCCCTGGAGATACCCTATAATCAAATGCTCTAATTTTTGTTGGGACAAAAATTTCACGTTTCCTTCGCCATAGTGTTTCACATAACCAAGTGCCAAGCTCTTCGATCAGGATATGTCTACCTATTAGTGACGCATCTATTACAACTGTCTGTCCTTGGGAAACAGAATTGATACATTAAAAACCCTACACTGACATGGATTTAGACTTGAATTACTCAGTACCACAAAGGGCTCAAGACTTATTTATATGATTTATATTTAAGAACGTTATTATCTTACATTAAAATATAAAAAACTGTAAGTAATATTTAAAATAACAGACTATAACTGTTTAATCCTATCTTTAGGTACGGATTAAGTTTGAATTTCACATATTATAAGATTTACTTTCTTTATTATTCTAGATAATGTTTGATTTTAAAGTTTCATTAAATATACAATTAGTATATTTAAACTCATAATAATTTAAAATATTGGTGTATTCCAATGATGATATATAAACATACTTAACATTATTAATAAATATATTAAAGATATTATAAATAATGTTGTATTTAATATTTCATGCCAAAATACATCATTAAATAATTCAGTTATTTTATGATAATGTAAAATTAATGGTATTATAAAAAATAATATTATTATAATTGTTAATAAGATTTGACCTGTCATAATGTTTTAGTTTAAGTTAATTAAGGTAATAAATGACTACAATTGATACATTTAAGATTAGGTAAATTATTGTCTGATACACTTTTGTTACAAACACAATAGAATAATTTAAATAAGATTTTTATTGTTTTCATAATGTTATAATTTGTTAGTTAATTGTATGATAATAATATGTAATTTCATCTACATATTCAATACCATTATTGGTTTTAAAATAATATATTGTTTTTGAATGAATATATTGTTTATTATATTCTTTAATAGTATCATAGTGTTTATGACTACCTATCATATAATAATATTCTACACGTTCATGTTTTGAATACACAATAGTATTTTGTTTACATGATATAAGTAAAAGTAATAATAAAATTGAATATTTCATAATGTAAAATGTGTTAGTTAATTCTGTTATAATTGCAAATTATCATCGTTATCTAAGAATATAATGTATAATCTTAATAGTATGAATATAAATAAAATTATAATTATATGTTTGTTAATGTTAATAAAAAAGCTATTATTGTTAAATAAATTGTTGATGTGATGGATTTGAGAACTTTATTTGAATTGGTATAAATAAATAACCACACATTTACATTACATTGAAGACTTCAGAAAAACAATGTAAAATCATCACAATCAACAAATTATATATAATATACCTACTATTTCACAAGTGTGACAAGTATAGTGACTTATTAGTATCATACATTTTATTTTTAATTTCTAATGTATCAATTTTAAGTGTATCTTATCTATCTTTAATTACTAAAGTATAAGGTATATATATTAAGGTAGAAATATCTAATGCGTGGTGCATGTAAGGTATTCTTAATTATAAAGGACAAAAACAATCTTCAAAGAATGTACGTTAAAAAAAGAAAGCTACCTAATTAAAGGTAGCTTATCTATTTATGCTTGAACAGGTATTTTAACCTCTTCTTGAGTTGCAACAGTTTCAGCTGTAGCACCAAATGCGTCCATTAAGTCTTCATCAGAAGCATTCGCAGATGTAGTTACTTCAAAGAAAGGCTTTTTGTTACCATTTGCGTCTGTAATAACAGATACTAATGTAGCAAATACATTATCTCCTTTAGCAACAGGTTCTTTAGCAACACCTTCACGGTTTATTAAAGTTCTTTGAGCCCAAAGAGTTTTACCTGCGTGTGGTCCTTCTGTAAGTTTAAGACCACACAATGCAACAGGAGATTCAGAACCGTCTGCACGTTTCTTCATCAATGGAGCACCCTCTTTAGTAGTTGTGATAACCGTAGTTACTGTAGCCGATAAGCTTTTTAATGCTGTTTTTTCAGTTGACATAAGATTGATACGTAAATCCGTCGATATTGTGTGTTATTTCATGAGTCATAGATAATAACACTGGTTAAACAAAAGCTACACCCGTAGCTCCCAAAATTGTATTGAGGTCGGGGTATATGTTTGGTTTAGCTCACACATTCATTAAAGTAAAAAAATTTAAAAAAAAATAAAAAATTTTGGAAATATCATTTATTTGTTGTATATTTGTAGTTATAAATAACAAAAAAGCTATTAGGAGATAAAATATTTTAAAAATAATCACTAAAATATTTGGATTTGTCAAATAAATGTTGTATCTTTGTACTTTAAAATATCTTACTTTGAAAGATGCTCTGCTGGATACCATAAATTTGCTCCAGTATCAAAGGGTTAAGTAAGAAGTTGGAACCCAATCACTCCCAACAATTCAAGATTATAGATTGATTTAACAAATAGTGTCACGAACTGAAAATACTTTAAGTAGTAGTTAAATCTTGGATAATGCACTGTCTATAATTCAAGAAAAAGTTAAAATATGGTGATTTATGCAATACACACCAGTTTGCATATAGGGATTCTTATATCTAATTTGTAAGGTTAGATATTAAATATTTAATTAATTAAATTATTATATATAATGGTGTATTTTATATCTGATGGTACCTATACTAAAATAGGAAAAAGTAAAAATCCTTATTCTAGAATAAAAGATTTACAAACAAGTAATGCTAATAAATTATATTTTAGTCATTTATTTGATGTAAAAGATAAATATGAACAAGTTTTACATAAACTATTCAAACAATTTAAAACAAATTCAAATAATGAATGGTTTCATTTAAAAGATATTAATATAGAACTTATATTAAATAGTTCTTTAAAAAACATACCTCAATTTGTAGATATTAAATTAGCAGAATTTAAAGCATCACAACTTAATGATAAAAGAAATAAAGATTTTAGACAAAATCAAATTATTCCAAATATTCAAGATTGTAATAAAAGTAAAATAAAATTAATTTTAAGTGATGTTGAAGATTGTTTAAAAAATAAAAAAGATAGAAGAATTTCATATCATAAATATATTGTTGATTATGGTTTTACTAAAGAACAAGTTTCTTTTTTTATAAAATCTGCAAGATTAAATAAATTAGTAATGAATCATAATAATAAAATAAAGTAGTCTGGACAGTCTGAAAAAGACAGGGCTAAATTGCAATTACTTTAATTACACCCACTTTAACTTATGTTTTAGTGGGTTTTTTTATGTCTTTTAAATTATTTTCACTATTTTTTAAAAATAATTGATAAAAAACTTGCATATGTGAAATATTTGTTGTATCTTTGTACAAGATTTAAAATTAATAGATAATGACATATCAAGAATGGTATAAAAAAATACAATGGTTAAGAGATAAAATTATTTTACCTAACGGTCAAACAATATCTAAATTAGAGTATGTAACAAAAGATGGTTTTGCAAATGGTGAGTTTAGTAATCTACTATTTAAAACATATAATAAACTATATCCAGTAAGTGATGGAAGAAGATATAAAAAATAAAACAGACTGGTTTGAAGAAATAATTAAAGTAAAAGAATCTCCTTATTATTTTATAACTAATTATTTAAAAATAAAAACTAAAGAAGGAGAATTACCAATTAAACTAAATTGTTCAGAAAAAGAGTTTAATAAAATATTTAATAAAAATTATAATGATAGAACAAATACACGATATAATAAGACAAGACTTAATAGTAAACAGTAAAGATTTATTTAACCTGCATCACTATTATACACACAAATGGAGAAGTAATGATAGAATGTTAGATATTAATGTAGGATTGTTTAGAGATAACAGACAAAGACTTACAGCACAGATATATGTAGCAGATAAAAATACTAAGATAAGAGAACAATTATTTTTAGATGAAAACTATACTATGTATGATAATGATTTAATAATTAAAAGATTAAACTAATGATTGCTAAAACTGGAATAGACTTAAATAGAAATTATTTAGATTTAGAAATATATCTTGAAAGAGAAGGATATATTAAAAAAGTAAACACAAAAGGAACATTAGAATATAAATTAAATGAAAGATTCAAACATATGAGTTTGCATCAATTTTTAAAACACGTAAGTAAATAATGGAAGATATAATTTTATATAAAAAACAAACACACGCTATTAATTTAAATAATAGTGGAACAATGAATCAACAGAATTTAGATTTTGCTAAAAGAACAATGTTGTTTGATGTTATTAGAGAATATACAGATTTAGTTAAAACTAAACAAGGTTATCCTAACAACGATATTTCAGATGTAGAAATGGAAATAGATTGTGTAGTAATTAGTAGAAAAAGATATAAGATGTTATCTGAAATGGAAAGAATAACAACTAATAATTTAGTAAAATCAGCTAAAGAATATTTAAAATTTCCTAAACTAGAACCATAATGAGTAGTTATTTAAAGAATGGACAAAAACAAGCTAAATTAGCTGAAAGAAAGAAAACAAAAGCACATATAAAAGCTTTTTATAGTATATTAGGTCAAATGGATGTTGTAGCTAAACAGTTAGATCCTACATTAGAATATAATGAAGATAATATTAATGAATATGTAAATCTTATTATTGGTAGAGATTTAGATTCAATGGAGAAGTTTTTAGTGTTAGGTAAATTACACTATGTAGTAAATAAAGATAAATATATAGATGGTCCATCATATAATTTAAAAAATGAAACAGAAAATAACATTACATAATATTAAATCTTTTTTAGAAGGTAACTTGCAACTTGGATTAGAACAACTAAGTCTTCAACCTCAACATATACAAGAACAAATAGTTTATCGTAGATTACTATGTAAAGATGATTGTGCTATTAAAAACGAATGTATTATATGTGGTTGCGATTTTAAAGGTAAAACATCTGTAAAAGAAAGTTGTAATCCAAATAGATTTCCAGATTTAATGAATAAACTTGAATGGGATAAATATAAAGAAACAAATGACATTAAATAATACTTACAAAATTCAAAATAAACATTTAAAAGAAATACTAAACGAAGTAGATATTATTATAACAAATATTAATACTTTTAGAAATAAACATAAAGGGTATTCATATGATGTTAAATTAATAACCAATAACAACCTATGGGATGCTGAGATAAACATAAAACATGAAAAGTAAATTAACTATAGATTACTTGAAAAAGGATCTTAAACATATGAAATATTACAACAGTATGGCTCCTTTTCCAGTGTTCGATACTAGTTATGTAAATGATGTAGAAAATAAATTAATAGAAATAATGAGTGATAAAACAAAAGAGTATGATGACGAACCAGTTGTAGCATGTAGACATTGTAAAAGTTTACATATTGAGTTTGATGATACAGATAATAATGTATGTATTAAATGTGGTTCTGTAAATGAAACAAAAGAGTTTAAAAATATTTATAAATATAAAGAATGGTTAAAGAATAAAGATGAGTAATATTAAAACAGCTAATATCAATACTAAGTTAAAAGTATTATTTTTTAGATGGTTAGACATATTAAAACCATGGCATAATCTTAATAATCAACAACAACAGGTATTAGCTCTTTTATTATATTATCATTATTTATATAAAAAAGAAACTACAAATAATAAAATACTTTGGAAAATTGTATTTGATTATGATACTAGATTAAAGATTATTGAAGATGAGTGTTGGAAGAAAGGTATGACAACTAATACTTTAAATAATATACTAACAGTACTTAGAAGAAAAGATGCTATTGTTGATAATCAAATATCAAACGTCTATATACCTGAATTAGAAGTAGGTAGTACTAATTTTAAAATGGTATTTAACTTTAATATTGTAGACAATGAGTAAAGTTGATGATGATAAGATTAAAGCACTTATACATAGTATAGGATTAAAACATAACTTACAAGATGAGGTTATTAATAAAATAACAAGCTCTCCTTATAAGTTTACAAGAGAAAAAATATCAGAGTTACAAATATCTGATGATATGTCAGAAGAAGAATATAATAAATTAAAAACAAACTTTATGTATCTTTATATAGGTAAGTTATATACTACCTTTGAGATGTGTACTAAATTTTATAAATTAAAGAAATGGAAGAAAGAGTAAATTTAAATCAAGACGATGTATTAGAATTAGTTGGAAAATTCCCACTAGAACCATTATTTAATGGTGTTTATATTACAGTTAATAAATTAGAACAAGATGGTGATTTAGTATTATCAGAAAATATTTTATCAGATGTTCAATATGCTATAGCAGTAGGACCAACAGCACAAGTTCAAGCAGGACAAAAAGTATTAATTGATATTGAAAAAATGATGGTACCAGTTAAACAAGAATCTACAAATGCTTATGAAAATGTAATGCAAGTCAAAGTTGATTTAGTTGAAGTTAATGGTGATATTTTTGCATTAGTAACAGATAGAGTTATTAAAGCTAAAGATAATAGATAATATGAAAACAAAACATAAATTAAAATTATTAGAAATAATTTTAGATAAAGCAGCAGATGATAATTGGTATACTGAAGATGTAATATATTGTTATTTACATTTATATAAAACATTAAAAAAATAATGAAAATATTTGAAATGAAAGATTATAATCTCCAAATCTCTGAAGAGGCTTGGGGATTATCTCCTTTTAAAGCTATACTTAAAAGAGATAAAAATCGTAATAAAGAAACAGCTTTTAAAGAAATGTTATTTATATATTTCTATGTGGATATTAAATCTGATTATATGTATATAACAGATAATAATGTTAGATTGCAAGAAATAAAAAAAGATATTAAATTACCAGATGATTGGAAATTAGATAGTATAATACAAGAAGCAATTGATTTTTATATTAAAATGTCTATTACACCAACAGCTAAGTTATATAAATCAGCTTTAAAAGCAGCTGATGATGTAGCTAAATATCTTGAAATGACAGATGTGTTATTAGCAGAACGAACTGATAAAGGAAGTGTAGTAACACCTTTATCTACAGTTACAGCATCACTTAAAGCTGTACCTATTATTATGAAAGATTTAAAATCAGCATATAAAGAATTAATAACTGAACAAAAAGAAATGGAAGGAAGAACTAAAGGTAGTAAAACTTTAAATTTCTTTGAAGATGGTTTAACTCAATAATTATGAAAGAAATATATTTTAAAGAAGAAGCTAAAGAAAAGTTATTTAGTGGAATACAAAAGTTACATAATGCAGTATCTTCTACGTTAGGACCTAATGGTAAAACAGTTATTCTTACAGATGATTATGGTAAATCAAAAATAACTAAAGATGGTGTATCTGTAGCTAGAGAAATTTATTTTAAAGATCCTGTAGAAAATATTGGTGCACAATTAGTTAAAGAAGTATGTGAATTGCAAGTCACTCAAGCTGGTGATGGAACTACAACGGCTATTGTGTTAGCTAATGCTTTTATACAAAATTTAAAAGAATTTGATTCAAATAATATTAATAAAGCATTTGACGAGATTATACCAAAAGTAATTGAACAACTTAAACTTAATTCAAAAGAATTAAAACGTGAAGACATTAAATATGTTGCTAGTATATCTGCTAATAATGATGTACAGATTGGTGATATTATTCAACAGGCTTATAATTTTTCTAATATAGTTAAAGTAGAAGAATCTAATAGTTTAGAAGATACCCTTGAAACCATTGAAGGAATGCAATTAGATGTATCATATATGTCTAAAAACTTTAAGAATACACCTAAAGAACATTGTGAGTTTATTAATCCTCATGTATTACTTTTAGATGGTAAACTTGAAGACTTAATGCCTTTTAAAACAATATTAGAAACTGTATCTAAAAATGATGAATCTATTTTAATTATTACAGAACATGTAAATGAAAAGTCATTACGTATGTTGGAATCACAAGTATTATCAAGTAACATTAAATTATGTATAATTAAAACACCAGGCTTTGGTCCTGCAAGAAAAGATTACATTAGAGATTTATCAGACTTTACTAATGCAGATATTATTCAACCACAATCTAGTAAACAATATTCACTGACAGCTTTAGGTAAACTAAAATCTTGTAGTATTACTAAAAACAATAGTTTACTTATTAAACATGAAGATGTTAATGTAGATGAAATTGTTGAAAATTTAACAGAACTATCTAAAAATAAAGAGCTTACTAAATATGATGTTGAAGTAATTAACAAACGTATTCAAAATTTAACAGCTAAAGCATCTATAATTAAAGTAGGTGGTGGTTCTGAAATAGAAATGAAAGAACGTAAAGACAGATATGATGATGCAGTACTAGCAGTGGCATGTGCATTAGAAGAAGGTATTGTAGAAGGTGGTGGTATAGCATTTCAAAGAATACTTTTTTCAGATCAATTTTATGTTAATGAATTAAATGTTAAAAATTTAAATGACGCTGTTTTAATATCATTATTATCACCATTAAATAATATTAGAAAAAATGGAGCTATTATTAATGAAAATGTTCCAAGTGGCATGTTTAAACAAAATATCATAGATCCACTTAAAGTTACTAGATGTGCATTAGAAAACGCAGTATCAATAGCTAAAACGATATTGTCAACAGAAACTGTTGTATTAAATGAAAGATTATGGAGTTAAGTAAACTTAACAAATATCAAACACCTATAACAGAAGAATTAAAACAATCATTACCTAAAGAAGTTTATGATAACCTTTTAGAATATATATCTACAGTTAAGTTTATACAAAACCTTATAGCTCCAGAAAAAGTTAGAGGTTTTGCTAAAGATAGACCTAAAGAAACTGAAATACATAATGATGGGAGAATTATTGTAGATATAACTAATCCACACATATTAGAAGATATGGAATTCTTTCGAGAGAAAGCAGTCTTCTTTGATAAAAATGGTAGATATACAAACATACCACCTAATAGTAATCCTAAATCTGAATATGCTGAGTTTTGGAAACAAGAATTATATAAATGGAAACATGGTGTAGTTAGAGAATCAGACGGTGAGTGGATTCCTGGTCAATTATATTTTTATTGGAATTATAGTCCAATATGGTTAGTAGAAAGAGTAAACAATAATAAAATAGGTAAAAAGAAAGGTGAACGTAAAAGAAAGTTTGCTAAACCTTGGTTAGGTGACTATTTGTTTTATCATTATATGGAACAAGGTAGAACTGTAGGTAAACATGGTAAATTATTAAAAACTCGTGGAGTTGGTTTTAGTTTTAAAATGGGATCTATTAGTCCTTGTAACATGTACACACTTCCAGGTTCAGGTAATCCTAACTTTCATCTTGCTTCTGAAAAAACATTCTTATCTGGTGATAAAGGTATATGGGGTAAAATATTAGATACTCTTGACTGGATTGCAGATAATACACCATTATCTAAATTACGTCTTGTTAATGATTTAAAAAACATGACCGTTCAATTAGGTTATCAAGATGAATATGGTGTACGTAAAGGAATACTATCAACTGTATTTGGTATATCTTTAAAAGATAACCCTGAAAAAGCAAGGGGTATTCGTGGACCTTTAATTCATTATGAAGAAGATGGTTTATTCCCTAATCTTGAAAAAGCATGGGGTGTAAATAGAAAAGCTGTGGAAGATGGTGATGTATCATTTGGATACATGTTGGCAGGTGGAACAGGTGGTACTGAAGGAGCTTCTTTTGAAGGTTCTGAAAAATTATTCTATAGTCCAGGAGCATATAATATATATGGAATACCTAATGTATTTGATAAAAATACAGATGGCTCTACAGAATGTGGTTTCTTTTGGGCTGCTTATTTAAATAGAAATGAGTGTTATAATGAAGAAGTTGGTGAACCAGATGTTATTAAATCTTTAGTAGAAATACTTTTAGATAGATATAAAGTAAAATATAGTTCTACTGATCCTAACGCTATTACTCAAAAGAAAGCAGAAGAACCAATAACTCCTCAAGAAGCAGTAATGCGTACTGAAGGAACAATGTTTCCTGTTGCAGATTTAAAAGATTACTTAGAAACAATTGCAGTTAAAAGAGAATCATTTTTAGCAGAACACTATATAGGTGATTTAATTCATAATAATACAGGTGGTGTAGAATGGCGACCTAACACAGATTTATATCCTTTACGTAGTTATGCTATGAATGATGGTAATAAAACTGGAGCTTTAGAAATATTTGAAATGCCTCGTAAAAATGGTGAAGGTGAAATAGTTAGAGGTAGATATATAGCAGGTTGTGACCCTATTGATGCCGACTCAGGTTCATCTTTATTTAGTTTTTTTATATTAGATACATTTACAGATAGAATTGTTTGTGAATATACAGGTAGACCTAGATTAGCTGTAGATGCCTATGAGATATTATTAAAAGCTTTAATATTTTATAATGCTGAAGTTAATTATGAAAAAAACTTAAAAGGTTTGTTTAGTTACTTTGATAGTAAAAACTGTTTAAGATATTTATGTGATACTCCTCAAGTATTACGTGATATGGATTTAGTTAAAGCTACTAATTTATATGGTAACCTTGCTAAAGGAACAGGTGCTACTAAAGAAGTAAATAAATGGGGAAGAATGTTACAAGCTCAATGGATGCAAACAGCTTATGATGAATCTTTAGATGAAGAAGGAAAACGAATTGATGAAAGTTTAAAGTTACATCATATTAGAAGTATTCCTTATTTAGAAGAATGTATTGCTTGGAATCAAGATGGTAACTTTGACCGTGTATCTGCAATGGGTATGTTGATGATATTGCGTGAAGATAGATTTAAAAGAATTAAAACAGCTAAAGCAAATCAAAACAAAACTATTAAAAATATAAAAGACGACAACTTCTTTAATAGAAATTATGAAAAAGCTATTAACAGATAGTAAAAATTGTGTTATTTCTTATAAATAATTTGGAATAACACAATTTATTTCGTATATTAGCAAGTTATTATTAAATTTAATAAAATTATATATGTCAACACCAAGAATAAATTCTTTGATTCTACCAAGACAAAGGTTATCTTATAGTAAAAAAAATAAAGAATGGCGTAGAGATTGTGTAGATTATGCTGATAGACATTCTTTTTATAATAATGAAAGAGTTCGTAAAAGCTTACAAAACAAAATCATAAATTTAAATCTGTATAATGGTATTGTAGATATTAGAGATTTAACTAATGTAGTTAACCCTCATCAAATAGATGCTTCGTTTGTACCAGACAATATTCCACATCACCCGATAATGGTTCCTAAAATAGATTTATTAGTTGGTGAGGAAATTAAACGTAGATTTGATTGGTCTGTAATTGTAACTAATGCTGATGCTATTAGTAAAAAAGAAGAAGATAAAAAAGCTTTTTTACAACAACGACTTACTGAATTTTTACAAGCCAATTATCAAGAAGATGAATTAAAAGTTAAAATGGATGAACTTGCTAAACATATGAAATATAGTTGGCAAGATATTCGTGAAAAAATGGCAAATCAAATTCTTAAACATTATAGTCAAGAACAAAGATTTGATAGAATATTTAATGATTGTTTTAAAGAGGCTTTAATTTTTGCAGAAGAAATAGTACAATGTGATATTATTCACGATGAACCTGTAATGGTTAAACTTAACCCTTTAAAAGTACATAGTGTAAGAAGTGGTAATTCAGATAGAATTGAAGATTCATCTATTATTATTATACAAGACCATTGGAGCCCTCATAAAATTATAGATGTTTATCATGATGAGTTAAAACCTGAAGATATTGACTATATTATGGATTATACTCAAACATCTTCTAAAGGGTCATATTCAGATGATCAAAATAATCACGTTCTTTTACGTGATGCTTTGAACACTGGAGTCGAAGGAATGTATGATACTATATTTAATTTAGCAGAACTTAACGGACATTTCTTTGGTTCTAACTATACAGATGATACAGGTAACATACGTGTATTAAAAGTATTTTGGAAATCATTAAAAGAAATTAAACGTGTTAAGTTTTATGATGAATATGGGGAAGAACAATATAAAATTCATTCAGAAGAATATATTCCTAATAAAGATTTAGGTGAAGAAGTTGTTTCGTTATGGGTTAATGAATGGTGGGAAGGTGTTAAAGTAGGTAAAGATATTTACTTAAACATAAGACCACGTAAAGTTCAATATAATAAAATAAACAATCCTTCAGTTTGTCATCCAGGTATTATAGGACAAATTTATAATACTAATCAATCAAAAGCAGTATCGTTAGTTGATAGAATGAAAAACTATCAATATATGTATGATGTTATATGGGATAGATTAAATAAAGCAATATCTACTAACTATGGTAAAATCTTTGAATTAGATTTAGCTAAAGTTCCTGAAAACTGGGAAGTAGAAAAATGGTTACACTTTGCGATTGTAAATAAGATTGCAGTAATAGATTCATTTAAAGAAGGGCAACAAGGAGCTGCTACTGGTAAATTAGCTGGTAGTATGAATACACAAGGTGGTCGTGTAATGGACATGGAAACAGGTTCTTACATACAACAACATATTCAATTACTTGAATTCATTAAAATGGAAATGGGTGAAATCGCTGGTGTTTCTGCACAACGTGAAGGTCAGGTTTCAAATAGAGAAACTCTTGGTGGTGTAGAAAGAGCAGTAAATCAATCTAGTCATATTACTGAATATTGGTTTATGTTACATGAACAATTTAAAATTAGAGCTTTAGAATGTTTTTTAGAAACCGCTAAAATCGCTTTAAAAGGTAATAATAAAAAAGTTCAATATATATTAGATGATCAATCTATAGAAGTATTAAATTTAGATTCTGATGAATTTTGTGAAAATGATTATGGTTTAGTTATAACTTCTAGTTCTAAAACACAAGAACTTGAACAAATGATTAAACAAAATGCACAAGCATTTTTACAAAATGGTGGAACAATGTCTACTATTATGGATATATATTTTAGTCCTTCATTATCAGATATGCGTAGAAGACTTGAAGAAGCAGAAGATCAAATACATCAACGTAATTCTGAAGCATCTCAACAACAATCTAAAGATACACAAGCTGCAATGGCACAAGCTGCTGAATTAGAAAATAGAAAATTAGAATTAGAACAATATAAAGTTGATAAAGATTCTGATACTAAAATTTATATTGAACAACTTAAATTAAGTATGCAACCAGATGAGGTTGTTGAAGACGATGGTGTAGTTAATCCGTTAGATGTTGAAAAGTTAAATTTAGATAAAGAGAAAGTTAAAAATTCTCATTATGAAAAAATGTTAGCTTTAAAACAAGATATGGAAAAACATAAAGATACTATGGAAGCTAAAAAAGTAGACCAAAGTATTAATAGAATAAAAAAGAAAAGTGTGAAATAGCTATTAGGAGCTTATTAAAAATGTAATATTTTTATATATTTGTTTGGAATAAGCTCAAAAATAGTTTATCTTTGTAAACTTTATAAAACACGGGAGAAAATTATGGAAGATGAAAACGATTTAATGTCAATTTTTGGTTCAGGAAATGAATTAAATTTTGATAGTCAATATCTAGATGAAGATACTGATGATAATGCTGAAAATGATGAATCGTCAAATGATGATTTAGATGATAAAAATAAACCTATTGAGGGTGAAGACTCGGATGAAGTAGATAGGGATGAAGACGACAACGGTGAAGGTGATGATTCAGATGATGATTCTTCTCCCAACTTATATTCTTCTATCTCAGATGTTCTTATTGAACAAGGCTTATTGCCTTCACTAGAGTCTTCAAAAGATATTAAAGATGTAAATACTTTTACAGATGCTTTAAAAATTGAAATTGATAATCAAACTAAATTAAAAGTAAATGAATATCTTAGTAATTTAGATTTAGAAAAAATTGCAACTTCTCAAAAGAATTTAATTGAATTAGATTCTATAACAGAAGATTATTTAAAAGATAATCTTGAAACAGCTAAAGATATAATTTTAAGAGATTATATTAATCAAGGTCTATCAGAAGATAGAGCACGTAAAATGTTACGTAAAACAATTGATTTAGGTGAAGATGTTATTATTGAAGAAGCTTTAGAATCAAAAGAAAGTTTAAAAGTTTTTGAAAGTAAACAAGCGGCTTTAGAATTACAACGTGTAGAACAAGAAAAAATAAATCAAGTTAAAGAACAGGAAAAAATAGATAATTCTATTAAACAATTTATTTTTGATTCTAAAGAAGTAATTAAAGGAATACCAAACACTAAAGCAATTAGTGATAAAGTATTTAAAACTATGACTGAAGTTGTTGCTAAAAATCCTCAAACAGGAGAATTAGAAAATGCATTTATGCATGAACGTTCTAAAAATCCTATTGAATTTGATACTAAAATGTATTATTTATTTGAATTAACAAATAAATTTTCAGATTTAAGTAAAATAAAAACAGTAGCTACATCAAGTGCTACTAAAAATTTAGAAAAAGCAATCCGCAAAGTAAAATTTGAGGATAATGGAACACCAGGTTATCTTACAGATCCTGCTAGTTATACTGGCGGTAATTTTGGAAGTGAGTTGGTTATTTAATAAACAATAAAACAATTAAAATTAAATTAAATGAGTTTAGGTAAATTTGTAATGACCAAAGGAAAAGCTTGGTCAGGTTTAACACTAAAAAATCACATTGGTGCTATTTTTGGAACACAACCACAATTAGTTTCTCCATTAACAACTGTGTTGTTACAAAACTCAGGAATGAAAAACTTAGATACAACTTTATCTTTGTTTCCTGAAAAAGTTCTTAACAGTGCAGATGATTTCGTATGGAAAGTAGTTGGAAGTGATGAAAGAAATATTCCACTTGTTGAAGCAAGATTTCAAGGTTCTGTAGTTGATACAAACACTGTAGGTGTAGGTATTGCTAGAACAAAATTCCAATTAGTATTTGGAGAAAAATGGTTTACAAAAATGCACGTTATTGCAGGTCCTAGACCAGATGTATATCAAATTAGAATATTAGAAGATGCTTACGAAGAAGGATCTAACTATGTTTATGAATGTGAAGTATGGGGTGGTCAAGAATCACTTGCTGGTATTCCAGGAGATGAACTTTTAGGTGGAAACAGATTTAGTATTGAAGGTGCTCCTGTTGAAGATGAACTTTCAACTCAAGGTGCTGGTATTCAATTTACTTCTCCTTATTTAATGAAAAACTCAGTTTCTACATTACGTATGGAACATAAAGTTTCTGGAGCAATGATTGATTGTAAAGTAGAACCAGTTTATTTTGCTGGTATTGAAACAAGAGATCCTAATACTGGAAAAGTACATAAGTCAACAACTTGGATGCAAGAAGTTTACTGGCAGTTTGAAAAAGCATTGTCACGTATTAAATCACGTACAATCATGTTTGGTAAAACAAACAGAGATGAAAATGGTGGATTCTTAAATAAAGGTAATTCAGGTATTACAATTAAAGCAGGTTCAGGTATTAGAGAACAAATGGAAGTAAGTAATACTATTACTTATAACATTTTCTCAATGAGAATGCTTGAAGATGCTCTTTCTGAATTATCAGAAGGTAAATTAGATTGGAATGAGCGTAAATTTATGTTACGTACTGGAGAAAGAGGTGCTGCTCAATTTAACAGAGCTGCTACTGCTGCTGCTTCAGGATGGAAAGCAATGTTTGATAACACTAACCAAAATGCTATCAACAAAACTACTTCTAAATTTCATGAAAATGCATTTAAAGGAGGTTTCCAATTTACAGAATGGTTAGCACCTAATAACATTCATATTATGTTAGAGGTTGACCCAATGTATGATGATAAAGTTCGTAACAAAATTCTTCACCCAGATGGTGGTGTTGCAGAATCATATCGTTATGACGTTCTTTACATTGGTTCAATGGAAGAGCCTAATATCCAAAAAATTAAAGTACGTGGCGACGATGAAATGCGTGGTTACCAAGCGGGTATTAGAGATCCATTCTCTGGACGTAGAGGTGGAATTATGCAAACAATGGAAGATTCTGCTACTATGACAGCAATGTGTGGTACAGGAGCAATGGTAAAAGATCCGTCTAGAACATTGACTTTCAAACCAGCTTTGTTAGACTAATAATAATTAAATAAATATAGTGCCTCCCTACACAATAGCTGTAGGGGTGCACTTTAAAATAAAAACATAATAAGAAGATACAATGGGAGAAGTATTAGAAAGATTTACATTACCTAACAAAACGGTAAAAGTAAAATATATTAAAAGAAAAAAAGGAATGGCTTCAAATGTTGGTGAAGATCATGTTATTTCAGGAGGAATGTTATCAGGTTCTGTAAAAAGATATTGTACACCTCTTATGAGAAATGGTTCATTAGCTAATGTTTTAAACTCTGCTGAAAAAGAAGAATTAGAAAAATTAACAGGTTTAAATTTATCAATATATAGTGATTTTTGGAAAGAACATTCTGTATCATTATTTAAAGAAGATAATCTTTTAGATTTAAGTAATCCTTTAGATTACATTTCATACAAAATTCTTTTATCATATAAAAATGACATCTGTCCTACATGGTCAGAAAGAAATTTAAAACAAACTTATGAGTTTGTAATTATTTCTGGAGATGAAGAAATCAATGAGAAAAAAGTTGGTTTTGATTCTAAAAAAGAAGCATTTAAATTATATGGTAAAATTGAAGATAATAAAGATAAACTATTAGGTATTCTTAAATTATTAACAAATAAACCTATTTCGACAGATTCAACACTTATTTGGTTACAAACTAAAATTGAAGAATTTATTGATAGTAAGCCAAGTTTATTTGTAGATTTAATGAAAGATTCTAAATTTGAAACTAAACTTTTAATTCAGGCTGCTGAAGAAAAAGGATACGTTAAAAAATCTGGAAATAAATATTCTACTATTGACGGCTTAGATTTATGTGAAAACGGTCAAATTTCTACTTTTGAAAATGCAATTGCTTATTTAGATAATCCAAAACATCAAGATGTTAGAGGTATTATTGAAGCTAAGCTTTTAAATAAAAAATAATAAATGACAACAGCAGAATTTAAAAACGAATTTAATATTCATTACAACGCTATTGCTACTCAAAGTGCTCCATCTATAGACGATTATGAATTATCTGTATATCTTACAAAAGCACAATTAGAAATTGTAAAAAATTACTACGATTCAGCAAGTAATAGAAAACTAAAAGGGTTTGAAAATTCTGAAAAAAGAAGAATTGATTTAAAAGAATTAGTAAAAGAGTTTGATACAAATACTGTAATAACAACTACATTAGGATTAACAAATAATTCTAAATTTTTTAAAGTTCCAGATGAAACATTTATAATTATATACGAATGTTTAAAATGTAACGTTAACAACTGTGGAGAAAAAGAGTTATCAGTTGTACCAAAAACACATGATGAATTTAATGTTCAATATAAAAATCCTTTTAAACGACCAAATAAAAATAAAGTTTGGAGATTAGACATATCTAAAATAAATAATGATAAAGTTGTAGAGTTAATTACTCCTTATACAGTATCTAATTATAAAGTAAGATATATTAAATATCCAAAACCAATAATAATTTCTAATTTATCTACAAGTTTTCCAGGAGAGGGTTTATCTATAAATGGTTTTACAAATATTCAACAATGTGAATTAGACCAAGAGATCCATCCTGAAATATTAGATAGAGCTGTTCAATTAGCTCTTAGAGATTATAAACCTTCTAATTTAGAATCAAAAATTCAATTAGATCAAAGAAACGAATAATAAATTAAAATTAAAATAAATTATGTACGGACCAAATCAAGTTGGTGAATTAATAATTGGTAATGCAGTAGCTTCTGAAACAACGATTCAAACGTTTGTTGCTACAGCAGATGATAAAGAATTAAAAGTATTATCTGATGCTGGTACGGCAGTTGCAGCTAACGTTCCTTTTAAATTAGTTCAAAAGACAGCAGGAGATGCTGGTAAAGGATTAAACTATGAGTTTTCAGATGTTATCGATCCAAAATATGTTGAAAGAGTTACAGTAAAAGCTTATGCTCCTGAAGTTCAGAAATCAGTAGCTGTTGCAGGATTTACAGGTAACGTTTTAGCTAATCATACTTATGTAGCTGAAATTAGATTGTATAATGATGGTGGTTCATTATCTCCTGAAAATTTTGCAGTTATTTCTGGTTATTACACTACTGGTGCTAATATCACATCTGTAACAGCAACTACTATTAGAGATGGTGTATTAGCTTCTTTAAGAAAAAATCTTATTAAAAGAGGTGATTCTGAATTTGTAACAGCAACAACTTCTTCTCCAGTAGGTTTTACAATCACTGGTAAAGTTCAGAAATATGTTCCTGGTAAAATTGAAGGTAGATTAATTGAATTTGATGTGATTGTTAAAACTTTCCAAAATGTTCAAGATCTAACTCAACCACAACAAAACTTAGGATTGTTAACTGCTACAGTAACAGCAACTGCTAATCCTGGTTCAGGAACTGCTAAATTTGCTGCTAACTACGAATGGTTTGTTAAAGGTAATAAATATGATCCAGCAAGACAAGTAGGTTATCCTGCTGATTTTGCTACACCATATTATGCTAGTGCTTCAGGATTATATAACACAATTCAAATTGTTTATTACACTCCTCGTAAAGAAACTATTGTTGAAAGACAATATAAAGTGTTAACAACTTTAATTGATAAAGGTACAGACACTTTAGGTAACAACGCAAACACTAACACAATTCTTACCGCAATTAGAACTGCTGTTGCAAGTAATGCTGTAGTTCCTGCTAATTTAGCTGTAGTATAATAAATAAAACCTATAAAAGGAGAGGAGAAATCTTCTCCTTTTTTTTATATAAAAAAATATGATAACAATAAATAATTTTTCTATAATTGAAAATGGTAGTAAATTAGCTATCGATATAGAAACAACAATTAGTTATAATATAACTTCTATATTGCTATGGGATATGAATTCTTTTAAGGATTATTCTTTAGCTACAAATTTAAGTTATAAAATAGAAGCTATAAATAATAAAGAAGTATTTATTGTAACTGCTACAGAATTAGGTATTTTAAAATTTGAAGATATATATTTTTTAGAAATAGAAAGTGATGCTCCAAGTCCTACATGTAGTAATTGCTTATTACCTGCTTTAGGTATAACATATAATTTATTACCTTATTATGCTTGTATGTTAGATTATTTATTAAAATCTGAAATAACAGATTGTAGTACATGTAATAATTTAACTACTAAAAACCTTATAGTAACTATTAGTTTATTAATAGATTCTGTAAAAAAATCAATAGAACTTGGATTTTATTTACAAGCAATAGCTAATGTAAATAAATTAAAAAGATTATGTGAACTTAGTCAATGTAAAAGCTGTAATCAAGTTCAATGTAATTCATGTGGACAATTTAATCAAGCAAACTAATGTTAGAAATAAATGAACAAAATAATACAGCAGTATTAATAAGTTCTTTAGATAGAATATTTAATCAAGGTAAATTAAATGGAAAATTAAATACTATTGATTTATATATATTAAATTTAACACATGACTTATTAAATAATTGTTGTATTGAATTAACAAATGACCAACGAAGAGTTTTAATGGATTTATATAGAAAAATTTATTTTAATTCTGAAGAAATATGTCATGTTACAAATGTACAAAAATATACTATTCAACCTACAATAACTTTTGTTCAAGCAGAAGCTGTAGATTGTAATCAATATACACAAGTTAATAAAATATTTTATTGGCAAGAATCAGATTATAATTCTGATTTTGAAGATATAAAGTTATTAATTGTAAATACAAATTATCTAAATACAAAACCAAATGATACTTATTTATCATTTGATATTGGTAAAAATATAACTTATACAAATGTTGGTAAAATATCATTTGCTATAATAGAAACATTATCTACAGATGTTTTTAAAATATATGATGTTTTAAATAATGATGTTACACACGCTTTTGACACTTATTATGAAGCTATAAATAATTGTAGATTATTTGTTTCTAAAAATACATATTCACATGGTGAAATTAATTTTAAAATTAAAAAAATATAATGCCAGATTTTAGTAATATACCCGTAGGTTTAAATATAACAACTCAAATACCGTTAGATGTTAAAACAATATCTTTAACAGAATTTGCGTTAGCTTCTTTAGGTGTTAGTAATAATAAAGCATTTACATATTATGATGGTTTAAAAGTATTTTGTTTAGATACTCGTAAAACATATGAATGGAGAGAACGTGAAATTGGAGATGGGGATGGTTTATTAACATCTGATGATTTTACATATCCCAATAATACTGTTGCTTTTGGTGTAACATATTCAAATAAAATATTTAATTTTTTTGAAATATCTAATACAGGTCCTGCTGGTGCGGATGGTGCTGATGGAGTTGGTATTTCTAACATTGTTAAAACTGGAACTGTTGGTTTAATAGATACATATACTATTACATATACAGATGGAGATACTTCTACATTTACAGTTACTAATGGAGCTGTAGGAACAAATGGTACTAATGGAACAAATGGTCTTGATGCAACAGCTAATAATTTACAAAAAGTTATTAATGCTAATTATACAATAACTAATGGTGATGATAATTATACAATATTTGTAAACAATAGTTCAACAAATATAACTGTTACAATACCAGATGGATTACAAGATTCATTATCTATTGGATTTATTCAAGAAGGTACAGGAGATGTAACGTTTGTAACAAGTGGTGTTAGTGTTTTAAATACTGTAGTGGGCTTTAAAATAGCTGGTCAAAACGATAACGTATTGTTAGAAAAAAAATTAGCAACATCTGCATATTATTTATTAGGTAACACTAAACTTTAAAAAATGAGATCTTTTAAAAAAGGACTTTTAAGACAGCGTAGAGTTACATCTATTGTTAATAATTTTAGACATTTAGTAAGTGTTCGTGCAACACCTAATCCATCAGGAGGTTGTAGTACAATTACAGTAGGTTTTCAATATCAAGGATGGTTACCAGGTGATATTCCTGAAACATATGTTTGGAATTCTTCAAATATAAATGAAGAAGTTTTTATAAATGGATGTATTGATGTTAACACATTAACTTACAATTGTATAGGTAGAATTGTATTTACATGGGATAATGGTATAACTTGTTAAATAAAATAAAATGATTAATTGCTCAGAAATAAATCAAACTGTAAATGAACTTTTAATAGCGTTTGCAAGTTGTAATAAAATAAAAAATGAAGATTTAGTAAAATTAGTAGAATTAGTAGCCGCTGTTAATACATGTGCTAATGGTGGAACTGATTATGGTTTAGAAACAATTGTGTATTACGAACCTACAATAGATGAAGAAGTAATATATCCGATTAATTCTTTTCACAGTTACTCTATAATGATACTAGAAGGAAATATAACACAATTAGTAGGTTCTGATTTAATAACATATCCTACTAGAACAACTTTAAATACAGAATTTACAAATTTAAATCAAACACCTCTTGAATTTACAGTACTTGCTGGAAGTAAAGTTGTTTTTAAATATTTAACACAAACAGTATAATGGCTAAAATAGATAATACATTACCTCCAATTTCAACAGGAAGTGGAGGTGTTTCAATACATAATGATTTATCTGGTTTAAACGTAGGTGATTATATTCATTTAACAACTTTAGAAAAAACTAAATTTAATAATTTACCAAATAGTTTTGCTCCAGTTGACGCTGAAAAAAATGTAAATACAGATTGGAATGCGGTATCAGGTGATGAAGAATTATTAAACAAACCTTCAACTTTTCCACCTTCTGCACATACACATGTAGAAGCAAATATAATTGATTTGGATAAATATACTCAATTAGAAGTAGATAATTTTTTATCAAATAAGTTTGATAACCCAACAGGAAATAATACTGAATATTTAGATGGGTCAGGAGTACCGACAGTATTTCCAACAATTCCAAGCATAGCAGGATTAGCAACTGAAACTTATGTCGATGATGGATTAGATTTAAAAGCTAATTTAACACAAGTAGGTAATTTACTTCGTGAAGAGTTTACATTTAGTGGTTCACAAACTTTTACTTTAGCGAGTAATTACGGACAAGTTTATAGCGTAGAAGTTCAAGGACAAGGAGCGTTATCAACAAGTCAATATACTTTAGTTGCACCAAATCAAATTACTATAAATGATACTTTAGATAGTGGAGATTATGTAGTAGTGATTTATTCTAACGCTATTACAGGAATACAACCTTACTATTCACAAGCGGAGGTTGATGCGTTGTTGGCTTTAAAACAAAATAAGAATTTTGTTTATAAAAATACAACTGCAACAACTCCACATACAGGAATTACTAATGAAACTAATGTTATGTCTTTTACTATTGGTGCTAACTCTTTTTCGACTGATGACATTATGAGATTAGTTACTTTACAAATAAATAAAGTAGGTATAGCGAATACTGCAAATATTAGATTAAAATTTAATTCAGTAAATAATTTTGCAACATCAACAACTGTTGCAACTTTAACTGTATCGGCATCAAATCTTTATAATGCAATGCAAAGAAATTTTAATATATCGGGTGGTAATTTAAAGGGATTAGCATTTTCAATTTCTTCAAATACAGATTTTACTGGTTCAAATACAACGGCTTCATCTTATGCGTATGATGTAACACAACCATTATATTGTTTTGTTTCAGTAGCTTTAAATTCCGCATTAGATAGTGTATCAATTCAAAATATATTAATAACTAATTAAGATATGCAAAGTAGTAAACCAATAAATAAAAGTCAAGTTGGTATAAGATTAACAGAAATACCACAACAAACAGGAGATATAACAACGACTGCTGTTACACCATTAAACACAACAATATTTTTTATAGTAGAAGCAAATTCAACATACAGAATTGAAGGTTTTTTATATGGTGGTTGTGCTTCAGGAGGAGGTATGAGAATACAATGGTCAGGCTTACCTTCAGGAGCAAATGGTATTCATTCGACATTATCATTTAACGTTAATACTGCAACCAATCCAGCATCATCTGTTCATAATATTGGTTCTGTTATAACTGCTTTTGCAGGAGCAAGTAATGTTCAACAAACAAGATATGTTGCATTATTAAACACAAGTAGTACAGGAGGAACTATTACTTTGCAATTTGCAACAGGAACGGCTGGTCAAAGTTCAGTATTTAGAGCATTATCAAGTATGGTATTACTAAAAGACAATTAATATGAAAATAATATTTAAACACGCAGATGGATTAGTAATTCAAGAAGTTGAAAACCCACAAGGTAAATTCTTAGAATGGAATCAAGATTTTGAAGATAAAATAAAATTATTTATTTTACCAAATATTAATGAAAATTTTACAGATATAATTGAAACGGCAACTCAAGAAGATATTAATAATTTTAATAAACAAAAATTAGAACAAATTAATAAAATGCAGTTTGAAGAACTTTTTAAAACTGATTGGTATTATACAAGACAAACAGAATTAGGAAGTGAAATTCCTACTGACATAATAAATGAACGTAAAGAAATAAGAGAAAAATACAATATCTTAAAAAATCAATTAAAATAAAAATATTTAATGACAGTATTAGAATGGGTTTCTGCTAACTGGTTAACAGTTTTAGGAGGAGGAAGTATAAGTGGTGTAATTGGTTATTTTCTTGGTGGTAAACAAAAACAAGAACAAGATTTAAAAAAATCCAATGTAGAAATAGAAATTTCTGAAATTGATTATGCTGTAAAAGTAAGAGAATTATATGATAGTTTATTAACACAATCTAATATAGATAAAGAAAATTTTAGAACTGATCGTGATACAATTGCTTTAGAATTTAAAAATGAAAGAGAATACTTTAGAAGTCGTATAGATGATGTAGATAAAAAATATATTTTATTACAAGAACAATTTAATACAATTCAGTTAGCATATGCTAAAGAAGTTGAACAGTCACAAAACTGGGAAAAACTACATAGAGAATTAACTGATAAATATAACGCTTTAGAAAAAGCACATGAAGATTTAAAAGTTTTTTGTGAAAAAATTAAATTAGAATTAGATAAATATAAAAAAATACATAAATAATGAAAACAAACAATGAAGGAGTTAAATTAATAAAAGAATTTGAATCACTTCATGATGGCGATTTAACTTTAATTGGTTTACAACCTAAAATGGACCCAATAGGAATATGGACTGAAGGTTATGGTAGAGCTATGAGAGATAAAAAAGGTAATTTTATTAAAGGAGCTGCGAATAAAAAGTTAGCTTATGATAATATTACAATTAAAACTGTCGCTGAAGCTTTAATAGCGTTAACTCAAGATTTATCACCTAGAGAAGAAATTGTTTCTCAAAATATAAAAATACCTTTAACAACAAATCAATTTAGTGCTTTAGTATCTTATGTTTATAATACAGGTGGTTCTTCTACATTATATAGATTAATTAACAATAAAGCTTCTGATAAAGAAATTAGAACTTGGTTTGAAACTAAATATATAACAGCAGATGGTAAAACATTACCAGGATTAATTCGTAGAAGAAAAGCAGAAGCAGATTTATACTTTAAAAAATAAAACATATGAATATAATTTTAAATAAAAGTTTAAAAACAGATAGTAAGCAACCTAAAGTATTTAGACTTGGTCAAATTACTACAACATTACAAGATTTACTTGATAATAGCACAATTGTAATAAATGGTGAACAAACAATTATTTTATTAGTAATTGATGAAAACAATAATGTTTTAAAATACTTATTACCTTTAGATTATAAAGGTGAAAGTTTTTATGGATTAGGTAAAAATATATTAGAAGGAGATTTGATTTTAATTAATAATTCTAAATTAGATTTTTTACAACCTACTCGTAAATTTTCAGCAAAAATACTACAAGACAATGTTGATGATCCTTTTATTGTGGAAAATTATAATAATATACCAAATATAATAATTGAAAGAAAAGATGTTGGTGTTTTTGCAATTCAATGTTTAGATATTGATTTTACAACAGTAAAATATGATTTATTTTTTCAAGTTCAATCTAGATTATCTAATGATTTAACAGAAATATTAGAATATAATGAAATACTAGTAGGACCTATAAATCCAGCTTTTCCAAATAACATACCTTTTTATAAAATAGATAAATTAAATTCAAATACAATATCAGATACTTTTGTAGCATATTTAATACTTAATATTTATGATTAATTATAAAAAATTAATACCTTATTTTATTATTATAGGATTATTATTTATTATATTTTTACAGAGAAGTTGTTATTCAGATACTATAAAATATAAAACTAAGTTAGTAAAACAATTTGATACTATATTTTTACCTAAAGAATTACCTTCTAAAATAGTAACTAAATACAAAAACATAAAAGGTGATGTTGTTTATTTACCTGGAAAAGTAGATACAGTACAAGTTAAAGTATTTGAAAAAGCACCTGATACTGTAAAAGTAACAATGTATGCTGATGCAACTAAAATAAGACAATATAAGAATGATTTTAATGATAGTATAGCTGATGTATCAATTTTTACAGAAACTAAAGGAGAGCTTCTTAAAATAGCTCCTAAAATAACCATTAAAGCTAGACTACCTGAAAAGAAAACTGTATTTGCATTATATACAGGTGGAGGATTATATTTAAATAATAACTTTGATTTAGGTTATAAATACGATATTAAATTTCAAAATAAAAAAGGTGACTTATTTGGAGCTTCTTATGATCCAATAAATAACGTTATTTTTGCAGAATATAATATAAGATTAATTAACATTAAAAAATAAATTAGAAAATAATTGCTATTTTATTTGGAAATGTTAAATATATTTTGTACCTTTGTACAATAATTGTAAATAATTAAATATGAATTTATTAGAAATTAAAGAATTTTTACGTAATCGTCCTGGATATATTAAAGAAGGTGGAAAGAGATTGAGAGATCATTTAAGAAATAAAGGTTTTGAAACTACAATAAAAGATTGTAAAGAAGCTTTAAAACAATGTCGACAAGAAAACACACAAATTATAAATAAAGTTAAAACAAAAACAGCTAAAGTATTAATTTACGATTTAGAAACATCACCTAATATAGGTTGGTTTTGGAGAGCTGGTTATAAACAAAATATAATGCCTAACCAAATTACAAAAGAAAGAGCAATTATTTGTGTTTCTTATAAATGGCAAGGTGAAGATGAAGTTTATAATTTAACTTGGGATAAAAATCAATGTGATAAATTTCTTATAGAACAATTTGTTGAAGTATTAAATGAAGCAGATTTAATTGTTGCACATAATGGTGATAATTTTGATCTTAAATGGTTAAAAACCAGAGCTTTATTTCATAGAATACCAATGTTACCTAATTATAAACAATTTGATACATTAAAATTAGCAAAAACTAAACTTTATTTAAATTCAAATAGATTAGATTATATATCTAAATTTTTAGGTTTTGAAGGTAAAATACAAACAACTCCTGATTTATGGAATAAAGTTGTAATGTTAAATGATAGAAATGCAATGAAAGATATGTTAGACTATTGTGACGAAGATGTTAGACAACTTGAAAAAGTTTATAATGAATTACAATATTTAGATAATCCTAGAGTTCACACAGGTGTATTAAATGGAGAAGTTAAATATAGTTCACCAATTAGTGGTAATTACAATTTAGAATTAGTTAAATCAATAACTACTAATACAGGAACTATTAAAAGAATAATGAAAGATTTAGATAATGATAGAATATTTGAAATGTCTAATACTAATTATTTAAAATATAAATTAAATAAATAAACATAACGAAGGTACTTAACTCATAAAGTTGAGTACCTTTTTTTATATAATTAAAATGATACTAGAAAATATTATATACGATGTACGTGAAAGTTTAAAAGCTTACACAGACGATTCAGAAATATCTAATGAATATATTATATATTTATATGGTATTAAAAGAGCTAAATATTTAAGACAAGACTTAAATAACTATCAAAGAACTACAGATATATCTGTAACACAAACACTATGTTTAGGTTTAGAAAGAGTATCTGTAAATGAATGTGGTTTAAATTTAGATTGTGCTACAATTATTAGAACTAAAAAACCTATTCCACAACCATTAGAATTACATATTAAATCAGCAATTACTTCTGTTAAACCAACAGAAAGAATTTCAATTCCATTTAATTTTGTAACTAAACAAAAAGCTATTTATTCAAAACATTCACCTTTTAATAGAGCTATATTTGCATTTTTAGATAATGATAAATATATTTATTTAATAAGTGAAGAAGATACTTTAAATTTATTAGAATGTCTTACAATAACAGGTGTATTTGAAGATCCTTTAGAATTAGCAAATTATTCTAATTGTTGTTCTTGTAATGACATATTACCTTGTTTTAATGAATTAACATCTAATTATCCATTACAACCTCATTATGTTGATTTAATTAAAAATGAAATTGTTAATGAATTAATTAAAAAATTAAATATACCTGAAGATACTAAAAATAATAGTGTAGATGATAAAGAATAAACGTACAGAAGGTAAAATAAAAAAAGATTATGGAATGCCTGATTATTATAAATACTTTAAAAAAGAATATACAGAATTAGATATTACAAATAAAAAGTTTTATAATGTGATTGCGGATTTTAATGAAAAAATAACAGAATTAATTATAGAAGAAAATTTAGACTATCAATTACCTTATTTAGGTTCATCTATATCTGTTAAAAAATTAAAACAAGTTCCTGTTATAGCTAATGGTAAATTAGTTAATAAAGCACCTGTAGACTGGGTTGCTACAAATAAATTATGGTTAGAAGATGAAGAAGCTAAAGAAAAAAAGCTTTTAGTTAGATTTACTAATTATCATACTTCTAAATATGTATTTAGATTATATTTTAAAAAATACATATATCCATTTAAAAATAAAAAATATTATAAATTTAAAACTGTTAGATCTTTTGCAAGAGCATTAGGTAATAGAATTAAAGATGAAAACAAAGATAAGTATGATACTTTTTTACTATATTAATTATGACAAATTCACAATATAACTCATTAGGTACTATTATATGGTCAGTTTTAAAAAATCCTTTAGCATCAGAACTTACATATGAAGAAGCTGCTGAATATGCTTTAGAATGTATTAAACTTTTAGGTGCGCCTGTAATATACTTAAATAAATTAGAAAAATTAAATTTAACATCTTATAAAGCTGAATTACCTTGTGATTTATTATATATAGAAGGTGTTGAATATTTTGACGGTGGTACAACTGAACCAATAGCTATGAGAGAAGCTACAAATATTTATCATTTAGATACTAATGAATTTACAAATGAAAGTTCTCAAACACATCATAATAGAAATGAATTTACATATAAAATTCAAAATGGTATTATGTTTACTTCTATGTGTGATGGTTGTGTACAAATAGGCTATAAAGCAATTGCTACAGATGAAGAAGGTTATCCTTTAATTCCAGATAATCAAAAAGTTCAATTAGCTTTAGAATATTATATTTTAAGTAGGTATTTAGAACCTTTATGGATGATGGGTAAAATTACAGATAAAGCTTTTGAATACATACAACAAAAAAGATATTTTTATGTACCTTCTGCACAAATGTCATTAAGTATGCCAGGTTTAGATAAAATGGAATCAATGATGAATGCTATTAATAGACTTATAATTAATACAACAGCACATCAAAACAAGTTTAAAAAACTTGGAGAAAAAGAACGCCTTCGACGTTACAGGTAGTAACTATTTAATAATTAATAACTTAAACATTTTTTGAAGAAATGAATAAATTCGTTACACATTCATACAACGGTATGATACAAGATGTTACTAAATCAGAATTTAGTAATCAATTTTATTTTGAAGGTAAAAATATACGTATTTTAGCTACAGATACACAAAGTACAGGTTCTATTACAAATGAAAAAGGTAACTCTTTAATTTTAAATGTTCCTACACCAGTTATAGATTATACAAATAAAACTATTTCTTATAATTCAGATATTATAGATTATACAACTTCTGAAATTAATTATGGTACACAAAGTGGAACACAATTAATTATAGGTTATTCTAATAGTAGGGATTATATTATTTTATTTACAACAGATAATAATGGTTTTGATTGTATATGGAAAGTTCCTTATTCTAATTATAGAATACAATTATTATATTTAAGAAATTTAAATTTTTCAATTGAATACCCTATTCAAACAATTAATAATTTTGAAAATATAAATATAGATAAAGTATATTGGGTTGATAGTAATAATCAAATGAGATTTATTAATATTAATCATTCTATATTAAATGGTGATTTAGAAGAAATTATAGATATTCCTGAAAATGTAATAAATATGGTTGGTGAATTTAGTTTATCACAACCAATTATTACTAAAAAATTATCAGGTGGAAATCATACAGCAGGTATGATTCAATATGCTTATAATTTATATAGATTAAATTCATCACAAACAAAATTAAGTTCTTTAAGTGAATTAGTTAGTTTAGATAAAGGAGTAGGATTAGGAGGTGGTAATGTTAATGAAAAAGTTGGTACAATACCTGTTGTTAGAATAGATAATATTGATAGTTCTTATACTAACATAAAAGTATATGCTATTAAATATACTTCATTTAATGAAATACCTTCTATATCTTTAATTGAAGATAGAGAAATACCTTCTACAAATGTAATAGAAATATTTGATGATGGGTCTATTATAGAAAATTTATCTCTAGAAGAATTTTTATTTTTAGGTTCAGATATAATGATACCTAAACATATTAATAGTAAAGACAATAGATTATTTTTTGCAAACTATAAAGAAATAAATTATGAATTAAAATTAGATTGTAGAGCTTATAGTTTTAAATCTGACAGAACTTCAATTGTTTATGATGATGTAAATTTATCTACAGGTTCTTTATCTGGTACACAACGTGTTATAACAAACACATTTACTGACGATTATGAAGATAAATTTGATTCTATTAATTTAGATTATGATTTATATAAATTTCAAGAAAATGGTACAACATATGGTGGTGAAGGTAAGTATTTAAAATATGAATTAACACAATCTAATGTTTATGATATAAATAATAAATATTTTAAAGATGAAGAGATTTATAGAACAGCTATTCAATTTTATAACTCGTATGGTCAAGTAAGTTTACCTAATTGGATTGCAGATTTTAAAGTTAGAGAAGGTAATTTATTAGGAAATTATAATACTTTTAAAGTTGAATTAAAACCTGACTTTTATGTATGGTTAAATACATCTTCTAATTTTACAGATAGTTATACTAAACCAATTGGTTATAAAATATTAATTGCAGAAAGAGGTATTAATGATAAAACAATTGTAGCTAATGGTATATTGGGTACAATGATGATTAATAATAAATCTACAATAGAAAGTTATGATTTAACATATAAAAGAAATAAAAGTTCTGAAATTCCTAAAATACCAAATATATTATTAAGAAACTGTAATCAGTTTTCTCAATATGGTGATACACAACCTTTAAAACGTTGTTCTCATTTAGATGATTTAGCTGGTACATTTGGTGCTAATACAGAAGTTCAAGTTCCTTATTATGGAGATTCAGACGCTGCTGGTAAATTTTGGCAATTTAACAACATGCTACAATTGTACTCACCTGAAGTATTATTTAGTAATACAATTCAATTAAATCCAGGACTATCTTTAAAAATTAAAGGCGCTTTAAAAAATAATTATAACGCATCTTGGAGTAAAGAAGAACTTACTGATGGTAATGAAGTTATAGAATCAAAAGCTTATTTTGGTATATCTCCACATTTTGCAGGAGCAACAGCAGGTATTACAGGTAGTGCATATAGTAACATGGATAATGGTATTATTGCACATCCAGGTGGTACTAATCCTAATAGAATTGAAACTAATTTGTTTTATAGAGGTTATGGTAATGTAAAAATTACAGACAATGTTACTTTAAATAATATTGTACAAATAAACAATTCTTTTGTTACTACATCAGGTTCAGATCCTTTAAATGTTAATGTTGGATTTTCATATGGTAATAGAGCTGTTAGAATAACTCTAGATGCTGATTTTGATCAAACAAATATTGAGTATATTTTTACACCTTCTGTAGGTTATACAACAATACCATATACCATTAAAATATGTTCAGATAATCAAGGTAATAATGTATTAACACAATTAACATCTGTTATTGGTACACAAACTATTAACTTTTCACAAACATTTACATCAATTCCTCCTTTTAATTTAGATAGAATATTTGATTATTTTTTAGTAATTGAACCAATAGCTTTAATTTTAGGCAACTTGGATGTGGAAGCTAAAGCTTTATCTTCTAGTGTTACAGATATAATTAAAGAAAGTAACACAAATAGTATTAGTGTTGATATATTAAATTCTATTCCTTCTGGTGGTTTTATAAGTTCTAGTAATAAAATATTTAATTCTATTTATGGTACTCCTGAAGTAACTGAAAAAGGTCAAGATTTTACAACTTATAATAATGATACTAAATATAGATATACTAATTCATTACAATCTTGTTTAACAGATGGTAATAGTAATTGGGATGATAAAGGTACATATGGTAGAAGAATTGTTGCTATTAATAGTGACAATAATAAATGTATTACTTTAGTAACAGGACCAAATACAAACACTGTAGATAACTGGGATAGAAAACAACTTGAAAATTTATTTAGTGATGCTGGTTTAATTGGTGAAAACAATGGTTTAATTGGAGAATTATTTAAATCTAAAGAAGAAATTTATTTAGGTGGTATATATGGTGGTAATTCATGGGAAGATAAAAAACGTACTAACTATATTGAAATAGGTGATTATTCATTAATCACAAACAATGTAATTAATATTGATTCTCCTGGTGATACTTTTGTAAACTACTTTAAATTTTTAAGAATAGTTAGAAAAGAAACTACTATAACAGACCAAGGTACTAAACAATATGAAGAAATTGTAGAATTTTTAACAGAAACAACAGTAGATGTTAAAAATAGAAATGACTTAAGTTTAAATGATTGGGATAATAAATTTCAATATTTTGATGCTGATTATCATAAATATAATAAAGTTTATTCACAACAACCTGATTTAATTAAAAGAAGAAATCTAAATTATAATTTTAAAAAAGTTAATAATTTTGATACAAATATAATATCTTCTAAATTAAAATCTGCTGGTGAATTAATAGATAGTTGGACAGACTTGTTAATAAATGATGTAATAACATTAGATGGTAAATTTGGAGCAATTAATTCATTAGCAATGTTAAACGATGAATTATATTCAATTCAAGATAAAGCTTTTTCTTTTTTATCTATTAATCCTAGAGTTCAGATTCAAGGTTCAGATGGATTAGCTGTAGAGTTAGGTACAGGTGGTGTATTGCAAGATTATAAATATATAACTACAGATACAGGTACAATTAATAAATGGTCTGTTGTTACATCTCCACAAGGTATTTATTTTTATGATGCTTTAAATCGTTCGTTTAATGCGTTTAGAGGTAATATTAAAGGTTTATCTGATGAAAAAGGTCTACATACATTCTTTATTAATAATAATCTATTAAATCAACTTAAAATAGATAATCCTTTACTTAAACAAGGTATATCTTCAGGTTATGATTTTATTAATAATGATGTGTTTATGAGTTTTCATCAAGGTGATAAATCATTTACAGTTAGTTTTAATGAAATTAAAAATAGTTTTATTTCTTTTTATGATTATATACCTAGTATATATATAAGTAAAGGTGACCATTTTATTACAACACATCCTGATGTTAATAAACTATATAAACAATATATAGGAGAATATAATAAATTTTATAATGTTTATTATCCTTCAAATGTTACATTAAATGTTAATCCTGAGCCTACACAAGATTGTGTTTTTGATAATGTTAATTTTAAATCTGATGTAACATTAAACAATGTAGATCAAGTTGATAAAACATTAACACATATACAAGCGTATAATGATTATCAAGATTCTACATTAATACCTTTAGTAGTAGGTAGAAATAATAATCTTAGACGTAAATTTAGAGATTGGAATGCTTTAATACCTCGTCAAAATAGAAATAGAATTAGAGCACCATATATTAAATTAAAAGTTCAATTTAATAACACAAATAATTATAAATTAATTTTACATAATATGAATGTATTTTATACTACATATTAAAAATATTTATACAAAATAATTAATAAAAAGTTTGGAATTCTTAATTATTTTTTGTATCTTGCAGAAAATTAAAATATGATAGGAATATACAGTATTAAAAATTTAGTAAATAATAAAATTTATATAGGTTCTAGTAATAATATTACTACTAGAATTAATCAACATTTTAACAATCTTAAAAATAATAAACATAATAATAAACATTTACAATCTTCATATAATAAATATGGTGTTGAAAAGTTTAGTTATGAAATTTTAGAGGTTTTTGAAAATATAGATAGAAATGAATTATTTAAAATAGAAGCAGATTATCTTGAAAAATATAATATTGATGAATTATATAATTTAACAATGTTTACTAATTGTGGAGGTGCTGAAACTCTTTGTAAAAAAACATGTTTATTAGATTTAAGAGGTAATTTAATAAAAGAATTTAATTCTTTATTAAGTGCAGCTAAATTTTTAAATATAAAACAAATTCCTACATTAAGTATTAATAATTCTTCAACAATTAAATCTACATATAGAGTAGTTACAAGAGAATTTTATGAAAATGAACTAGAATTAATTTTATCTTGGAGAAATTATAAATCAATAAAAGATAAATTTAATGCTTATTATAAATATGATTTAGATAAAAATAAATGGATTGTATTTAATGAAAATGTTATAATAGCAATTGTAGATGAAGAAAAAAATGCAATAAGAATAAGTAAACACTTAGTAGATTTAATTTAAAAAAAATTAATTTAATATCTAAACTTATAACACAATAAAATTTAAGGAGAATAATTAATTTTATTCTCCTTTTTTTATAACTTAAAATAAATTATAAATGCAAAACAACAATCTTACAAGATTTGATGAAGGTGGTTTACATCACCAAAATCCACTTGGTGGTGTACCTGTTGGTGGTAATAATACCGTTGAACAAGGTGAAACAAAATTAAAAAATTATGTTTATTCTAATAGAATTGCTATTGATGAAAATATGACTAAAGAAATGAATTTACCTTCATATATTAAAGGTAAAACATTTGCAGATGCTTCTAAAGCTATTGATAATAAATTTAAAGATAGAAATGATAAACATAGTTTAGAAACTAAAAATGTATTTTTAGATAGACTTAAACAAGCTCAAGAAACTATTAAACAACAAGAACAACAAAAAGCTGAGCAAATTGCTCAATCAATGCAATCTAATCAACAAGAAGTTCCCGATATGATGAATGGTGAAATACCAGAAGGTATGGAACAATTTACAGAACAAAATCAAATGTTTATGGGTGGAGATTTTAATATTGCTGAAGTTGGTAATATTACAGGTGGTTTAGCAGGATTAGCAGGTAAAGCATCACCTTATTTAGGTGCAGCTGCAACAGGTGCTCAAGCTGGTTCAATGTTTGGTCCTATCGGAATGGGTGTAGGAGCAGCAGTTGGTTTAGGTTCATCTATAATTGGTGCAAATAAAGCTAAAAAACAACAATCTTTAGATTTAAGAAATAATGCAAATTCTGCTAATTTAACAGATAAATTTGCATTAGGTGGTCCAATATTACCTAAAGCTCCAACAGCAGATATAAATCCTGATTCTATTAAAAATATTCAAAATGCTTTAGGTGTAAATCCAGATGGAAATTTTGGTCCAAAATCATTTAATGCTTATCAAAATTTTGCTTCAGATTATATGAAAAAGCAAGGATACCTAAATACTACTCCAAGTCAATTTTCTAATATTAATAGAATTTACAAAAATGGAAAAATAAATATTCCAAATCAAGGAGAAGCTGATGCTTTAGGTCTAACAAAAGAAGGTTATAAATATAATGATCCTGAAACTCCAGATACTTCAATGTTAAAATCTCCAGAACAACCTTTTGTAGAACCTACTGGAGTAAGACAAGGTATGGAAGATTATTATCAAAAAAATAAAACTATAACTACTTCAAATACTAAAAATAATGAAGGAAATTGGTTAGATAGAAATGGTGGTAAAATGTTAAAATATGCTCCAGTAGCTATGAATGCTTTACAATTAGCTAAATTAAAAAAACCAGCATATACAAGATTAGATAGATTAACAGATAAGTTTAAACCTGAATATGTTGATGAACAATCATTACAGAATATAGCTAATAATGAATATAATAATTCAATAAATGCTGTAAGTCAAATTGGTGGTTCACAAGGAGCTGTTCGTAATTCTATAATTGGAGCAGGTTTAAATAAAACTAAAGCTTTATCAGATGCTTATATGAATGCTTCAGCACAAAATAGACAAACAAATATGGCTGGTCAACAATTTAATTTAGGAGTTAATCAAGCTAATATTAATCAAGCTAATCAAGAACTTGATATTAATGATAAAAATCAAGCAGCATATAGAAATGAAAAATCTAAATATTTAGGAGCTATTGGTACAGATTTAGGTGAAATTGGTAAAGAAGAAATATTTAAAAATCAAGCTGAAAAAATTACAGGTTATAGTTGGATGGGAGATTATTTAAAATCTAATCCTGACTATAAAGCTCAATATGATGCTATTTCTAAAGATCCTACACTTGATGATAATATGAAATATGCTAAACAAAAAGCTTTAGCTGATAAAATATTTCAAGGTTTAACTCCAGAACAAAGAAAACAAGCTGAAGCTTACCAGAATTCAACACGTACTTATGGTTTACCACAAACATATGGTGGTTATTTAAAAATGAATAAAATAGGAAGAAAATAATGGCAAATCGATTTGATAATGGTTCAGTTTCTGCATATAATCCAATGAGTATGCAAGAAATTATGATGACACCTCTTGCAATGAGAGAACAACATAATAATGTACAAAAAGATATACAATCTCAACAATCTGAGTTAGATAAAATAAACGCATTACCTGTTCATACAGAAGAAGCAAAACAACGTAAAGATTATTTATTAAGTAGAATAGATGCTTTAAGTTCAGATTTAGCAAATAAAGGATTTGATAATGGAATGACAGACAATGTTATTAAATTAAATAGAGAAGTTAAAGATGAATTTTCTCCAACAGGAAGACTTGGACAAATAAATAACGCACATAGTACATATTTTAAAGCTTTAGAAGATTTTAAAAAATCTAATGAAGATAAAAAATGGTCACAACAAGAATTTGATTTAAATTGGAATAAACATTTAAATCAATATAAAGGTTATGATGAAAAAGGTGAAATTACATCTATAGGTTCATTATCTGCTCCTGAAAAAAGAACTATTCAAGATGAATGGGAACAAATTTCTAAAATAACAGGAAATTCTAAAATAGCTACAGATATAATTAGTGGTAATGGTAGTATTAGTGCTGGACCAAACGGTTCTATTGTTGTTACAAATAGAGAAACTGGTAATAAAGTAAGTTATAACAATCCTCAAATTGTAGCAGGATTAACTTCTATTTATACAAAACTTAATGATCCTACAAGTGATTTAAGTAAAGCTAGAGAATATGCTGGACAATCTGTAGAAAGTGCTTTATCTGAAGCATATAATTTAGGATTAACTAAAATAGATACAGATATTCAAAGAAAAGATGTTAGTAAAATAAATGTAGATGGTTATAAAAACTCATTAGATTTAGCAACAGAACAACAAGCTAATGCAATTACAATGGCTAACACTGAAGAAGCATCTTCAGATCCTGATGAAAGTATTGGACAATCAATAGGTATTGTAAACAGATTAGATAAAAAAGGATTTTCTAATTTAAATGATGATGAAAAAGAACAATATATTGTAGCTAAAGGAATGTTAGATAATTACAATAAAATTGACAAAAATAAAATACATCAATATTCTAACATTATTAAAAGTAATGGTAAGGCTGTGCATGTTCATTATGCAAATGAATTAGGAATACCTGGTTCTAAAGGAATTACTTTAGGTCAAGTAGAAAGAATATATAATAATTCAAAAGATAAATTTTTATCTAAATATAAAAAAGATTCAAAAGAATATAATTTTGCTAAATTTTTAACAGATGGAAATTATGGTTCTAATGAAATGTTAGGAGATAGTAGTACTGCTATTTTTGCAAGAGAACATCCAGAAATAACTGAAAATTATAGAAAAAATGTATTAAATAAATCTAAAGTATATAATAATTATAAAAACGATGTATTTTCTAACCAAAATAAATATACTCAATATTATGCACCATTAACTTCTGATTCTCAAAAAGGAACAGGTAAAATGATTTCTGTAATAAACGATAAATTATCACAAGTTGTACAAAATCCAACATCTGCTAATGCTTTTAGTTCAATAACACAAGTTAGTGATAGTGAAGGAAACATGCATGATTTAAGAAAAGGTGATATGAGAAAGAACATAGCTCAAAATAGAATTAACATTCATAAAGTAATGCAAACAGCAGATAAATTAGAATTTGTAGATATGTCTGATAATGATAATGGTTATCCTTCTATGAGATTTAGAGTTTATCCTGGAAAAGATAATGATGCTAATGAAAAAATATTAAGTGGTATATGGAAAAAAGGAACTGTTGGAGAAAGTAAACCTTTTACAATAACAGTTAGATTAGGGGATAAAACAAATATTACATCTGGTGCATCTGATGGTTACGGTACAAATAGTCCTGAAGTAGAATTACTTAAATTAATTAGAGATAAAGGTGGTTTAAAAGGTCAAGCTATTGCTCAAAATGCTTTAAATAAGATAGAACAAAATAGATAATTATGGAAGAAGAAGAAATTGGAAAACCAATATCTAAGAAAACAATAGCTAAAACTTATGACGATGGTTTTAAAGTTGATCCTAGAGTAAAAGCATATTTAAAAGAAAAAAATAAAACCAATCCTAATAATATAAAAATAGAAGCTTTTAACACTTCTGGTAATAAAGATTATTTACAAGGTTGGGAAAATCCTCATACTATTTATGGTGGTATTGGTGATACAAATTCAAATGATCCATTTGGTGAATTAAGAGCTAATAATCAAAGTAGTTTAAATAAACTTATAAAATTATCACCTAGAATTAGTACTAAAATTATTTCTGAAATAGCTAAAATTCCAGGATATGTTGGTGGTTTAGGTGGTGGTTTATATGGAGAAGCTTCAGACGCTATTACAGGTAAAAATGAATATTCTTTTACAGAACAAGCATTTAATAACGGTTGGATTAAAAGTATTACAGAATTAAATGAAAAAGTAAATAATGAGGCTTTACCCATATATGTTAAAAAATCAGTAAAAGAAGGTAATCTTTGGGATAATATCTCTTCTGTAGATTTTTGGGCTACAGAAGGAGCTGATGGTATTGGTTTTATGGCATCAATGCTTGTACCTGGTGCAATATTAAAAGGTTTAGGTTTAGGTTCAAAATTAGCACGTACTTCAGAAGTAGCGTTATCACTTGGTAGTAAAGGTACTAAATTTCAAAAGTTAATGCAAGGTGCTCAAAAAGCTTCACAATTAGGATTAACTGTTGAAAATTTTGATATGATTGCAGCAACAACAGCTAATACTTATTTAGAAGCAGCTGCGGAATCTGGAATGGCAATGGATTCTTTTGAAAAAGAAAATAAAAATGAATTTATAGATAATGTGTTATCTTCCGGTAAAACAATGGAACAAGCTGAACAAGAATTTAATACTCAAAAAGCAATTCTTGGTAAAAATATGTTTGTATCTAATGTTGCTTTATTAACTATTCCTAATGCAATACAATCCTCTATCATGTTTGGTAAAGGGGCTAGTAAATTTATGTCTAAATATGGAGCTAAAGAATTTTTAAAAAATAGCGGTAAAAGAATGGCTGGTTCTACATTATCTGAAGGTTTTGTAGAGGAAGCATCACAAACTACTGTTGAAAATTATTTTAAAAACAAAGCTAAAAAAAATAATTTAAAAGGAGATGGTTTGTTAAGTTTTGATGATTTTGACCCTAAAGGATTAAAAGAAGCTTATTTGGATACTATATCTTCAGTTGATGGACAAAAAGCTATATTTTTAGGAGGTTTATTAGGTTCTTCAATGTCTGTTTATCAAGGTAGAAAAGAAGATGTTCGTAATAAAAAACAAAGTGATGAAGCTGTATCTTTAACACAAAGATATGACCAAACATTACAAGCGTTAACAGACCCTTCAGGAAATGTTTCTTATAATTATAATAATCAAAGATCCGTTAGTAAAAAAGAAATTATTGAAAAATTTAAAACAATAGATGCTTTAAGTAATAGATTTGACGAATATGATGAAGCTTTAACTAGTGGTAATGAAGAAACATTAGAAAAAGTTAGAAACAAAACAATTCAAGATGTAATTTTACCATTTGTAAAAAGTGGAGAAATTGGAATTGATGCTTTAACTCAATATTATGATAAAATGTTAGAATCAGATGAAGTTAAAAATTCTGAAGATTTTGAAATAATTAAATCTAGAAAAGAAGAAGTAATTAAAACAGCAGAAAATGTTTCTAAAAAATATGATTTTTATACTAATTTTATAAATAAAAGATTTGATGTTAAAATTAAAGCTAAAAATAAAGAACAACAAAAAATATTAGATTTAGCTAAAGCTGAATATTTTAATAGATTAAGTAGTTCTTATGCTTTAGCTGAAATGGAAAAAGAACAAGTTCAAAATAAATTAAAATCTGTAAATAAAGAATTAGAACAATTAAATAATATTCATGGTTTAAATGAAGTAACCACAGATGAATTAATTAATGATTATGTTCATAATACAGATACTACAGAATCTTTTACAAATAAAAAGAAAGAACAACATGCTTTTAAAAATGAATCATATAAAAAACTTTTAGATTATAAAAATAAATTAGAAGATAAATTAAAAGAAACTAGTATTGAAATATCAGAAAATTATTTTGACAATAAAAAAATAAATGATGATTTTTTATCAAAGGAAGAAGATAATATTGAAGATCTTTCTGAAAAAGAAGATATTTTAAAAGATGAAATGCCTCCTGATGAATTATTAGCAGCATTTAGCCCTACAAATAAGACTACACCAGTAGTACCAACATCACCTTTATCTAACACACCTGTAAATACTCCTATTAGTAATACAACGACATCAACTACAACTAATAAATCAATACCTACAAAAAATAAAAAAACTAAACCAGTTGAAGATCCCAGAATTAAAGAATTAAATAAAAAAATATTTTTATTAGAAAATTTAAATAAAAGAGTAATTTTAAATGGTAATATTAAAGGTACTTTAATTAAAATTAATGATAATAGATATGAGTTACATGATGATAATACAATTCATGAAATAATTGTTGAAGATATAAATTCTTTTAAACTTGATACATTAGATACTAAATATAATATTACAGATATTACAGAAGATTCTGTAACAGTTAATGATATAAAATATATTATTAATATTGATAGTAAAGGAAATATTATTTCTTTATCACCTATTAATAAACCATCTCAAGAAATTAAAAATGAAAAATTAATTACTGCTGTTGAAATTAAAAGAAATCAACTAAAATATCGTCAAGAAATTGAAAATACTGAAGAAGTAATTGAAAAACTTGAAAATAATTATTCTAATCTTAATGCTATATTAGATACTATTTGGGAAACTAATATGACAAATATTGTAGCAGAAGCTTTAGATAATTTATACGAAGATAAAATTTTAACTAAATCTCAAGAATTACAATTATCATTATGGTTAATAGATGCTTTTAAACGTACAGTAAGATTATATAATGATAAAAACACTAAAGAAGAAAATGATGTTTTAAATCAAGCATATAGTAATTTAGAAACAATAGAAGCATTATTATATAATTTAAAAATAAATAAAAATGAAACAGTCGACAAAAAAGACAGTAATACAAAAAATGAAATTACTATCTCTTCCGAAAAAAATAAAGCAAAAACTTCAGAAGTAAATAATCAAGAACTTGAAACATTAAAAAAAGAAAAAGAAGATTTATTTCAACAAATAAAAGAAGAAAATACAGTATTTCAAAAACCTGAAATAACAGAAGACGATAAAATAGATTCTGCTTTAAAAGTTAATGAAGTTGCTGAAGTAGAAAAAGAGATTAAAGATATGATTGACCAAAGTTTAGATGAACAAGGTAATCCTACATTTACTCAAGAAGATTTAGGTGAATTTTTAAAAGAACAAGATATTCCAGAAGAAGTAAAAGATGCTATTGTACTTTTAAATGAAGAACAAATTAACACATTACCTACACAAGAAAAAGTTGAAGATAAATCTGATTTTAAATTATCTGAATTAGAAGGTATAAATAAAGAAGATTTAGCTAAAGATGATTCTATTAGAAAAGAGAAAGATAATGATATATTAAATTCTTTTACAAGTATAGAAGTTGTTACACCTAAAGAAAATAATACTTTAGGTCATAAAATTCAAAACTTTTTTAGTGATATATTTAAAAAGTTTGAAAAAGAACCTAGAGATAAAACTAAAGATGATGTAGTTTTTAGTTTAGGTGATTTAAAATATATTACAGGTCAACCTACTATATTAGCTATTTTTACAAAATTAAAAAATGGAAATTTATTAATACCTTCAGAAATAGAATTTTTAAAAGAACATCAAGAATGGTTAGAAAATTATTTACCAATACAAGTTACTTTAAATAATGGTAAAGAAAAAGCTTCTTCATTTTTAAAAGCTAAAACAAATAATGTAGCTGAAAATGATATTTTTATTAAAAATGAATTACTATTACGTAAATCTATTATAAAAGCTTTAATTGACAATAAAGGTGATTTTACTAAATTTAAAGGTTCTGTTCAAGGTCAGGGTAAGGGTAAATTAAACTTAGATAATAATTCTACAAATAATAATGTATTAAAATTAAGTGTTTTTAATGGTATGACTAATGAACAAAAAATTAATTATATCAAAGAAAATTCATACATTGTTAATCATTCTAAACAATTAGTTCATACTAAAACTAGACAAATAGCTGTTGATAGTTTTTTTAATGTTGTAAACTCATTTCATAGTGGTGATTTATTTTTAGTAGTAACTAGACCTAATGGTGAAAAAGTTCCTATTAAATTAAATAATAAAAGAATTACTAGAGATAAAGCTAAATCAACAGTTCAACTTTTTGCATTATTGTCTAAAACTATAAAAAATAATGAAGGTGAAAATGTATTAAGTGATGATAAATTTATTAAATTTATAGAAGATAATATTGGTAAAAAAGCTTTTGATATATTAAATTCTGAAATTAAATTATCTTCAAAAGCTAATAATATTACTAGACTTAAAGAAATTATAGAATATATTACTTTTAGTCAAAATAACAATCCAATTACTAAATTATTTATTGATAATAGTGGTAATCTTACTTTAGGAAGTTTAATTCAAAAAGTTAATGAAGACTTACAAGAAAATGGTTCTATTGGTTATGAAATGAATTTATCTAGTATTGGGTTTATAGGATTTCAAAACAATAATATAGATGCTTTAATTAATGATGAATCAGAATTAGATACTAATGAATTAGCAAGATTAAATCATTTAGTTAATTTTATAATGTATAAAAAAACTAATATAAAAGCTGATAAATTAAATAATGATGAATATATTAAACATGTATTTGATATTGGTAATTTTGATAATGAAAGTGGTAATGCTTTAGTTAGTACAAACGTATCTATTAATAAAGATATGTTTGAAGGTTATAGTAATATTTATTTAAATAATGATGTTATTAATTTAGAAGATAATAAAACTGTTTCTAAAGAAGAAAAAGAAATTGACAATACAGAAATACATTTATCAAAAGAAATTGTATATAATGAACCTCAATCTAATATTGAAGCTAAAAAAGCTGATATAGAAAGAAGAAGACAGGAAGAATTAGAAAAATGGGGTGTAAATAAAAAATTAATTAAAGAAGATTATGTAAAAATCGATTATGAAGGCAAATTACAAAATCAACAAGAAATTAATGCTGAATATGATGCAGAACTAAAAGCCTTAGAAAATGAACCTGAAGAAACAAATGCTTTTGGTACTAATCCTAATTTTAAGTTAACTAAAACTGTTGTAGATCCTGATACTGGTGAAAGTTATGAAGTAACTGAATCATTAGAAGATTTAAAAAAACAACTTCAAACTGAAGTTTCTAATCGTGATAAAGCACCAATAGCTTCATTAAAAGCTGTTTTTAATGTTAGAATAAAAGAAATTGAAGAAAAAATTAGGAATATTGAAGAAAATTTCGTATCTTTGTCTAACATTGAAAATATAACAAATATTAAAGATAAATTTAAAATAATAAAATTTGCAAAAGACAATTTAGATTTTAAACCAAAATCTATGAATGTTTTAGATCAATTTGAACAATTAAAACAAGAATTTAATTTTGAGAAATTAAATGAAGTTGTTAATAAAGTATGTAATATATAAAATATGGGATGTATAAAAATTAGTAAAACTAATAAAGGAGAATCTATTTTATTTAAGACTATTTATAATGGAGTAGCTAACGGTAATGAACAGTTAGCTACTTTTTATTATAATTGGTTTGAAGATAAAACATTTGATAAATTATTTGGTTTTAATTATGTGGATGCTTATAAAAAAGGTATTCAAAATGAAAGATTAGATGAAAATGGTGAACCTTTATTAATATTTGATAAAGATGAAAATAAATATTATTTTTTAGATAAAAATAATAATAGATCATATTTTCCATCTTCTGCTAAAGGTATTTCTAAAATATGGACTGGAGAACAAATTAAAAATGTTACTTCAAGACTTGTTGCATCTTATATTAAAAGACATTTAAATGTTAATTTTAATAATATTGATTTTTCAACAACTAATTCATTACCTAAAATTGATAAATTTATTGTTTTTGAAATAAATAAAAAAATCAAACAATTAGAAGATATTACTGAAACTGGTACTGAAGAAGAAGCAGCAGATGCTTACGGTAGACTTTTATATTTAGAAGAAGCTTTAGAAAACATTGATGAATTAAAAGATTTAGTTATTCAAAAATTTAAAGATTTAACTATTGATATTAAAGAAGATGAAGATATTGAAGAAGATTTAGAAAATAATAGAGAAGGTGTTATAGGTAAAGCATCTTTTGAAAGATCTGGTAAATCTAAAGTAACTACTAATGTTAAATTAAGATTAAGTTTACTTAATAATACAGAAAAAAAAGATGAAATTTGGGATGATTTTACATTAATTGATTTTGATGTTGTTTATTCTAAATTACAAGATATTTTATCTAATGAAATACCTTTAGAAAATGAATATTTATATGATATTTATTTAAATAAAATACAAGAATTTTCAAATTATTTTCCATATTTAAAAGAAGTTTATAAATCTTTAATAGATAATAAAGATGAAAATTTTAGAAATGAATTTATTCAAGGTTTTTACAAAGCTAAAAATACTTTTGTAAATGAAAAATATTCTAAAACAGATAAAGGTTTTAGTCAAAATACAATAGATTTATCAAATAGTATTGATAAAATTAATATTGTAAAAGATATGTTTATTAATGCTTTTAATAATAAATTTACATTAGGTGATAATAAAATAAGAGAAGATTTAAAACCTTATCTTTCTAAAATTACAGCGGAAGTTAAACAAGTTTTTAATAAAGCGTCTGTTTTAAATAATAAAGATAAAAGTAACGTTGAAAAAATTGAAAATTATAAAAAATACACACAACAATTATTAAAAAATTTAGGTTTAAATATTTCAGACGATGCTTTTAATTATTACTTAGATTTTCCATTAAATACAAATCTTAAAGAACTTTCAGAAAAAGATAGAATTGAAATTTTTAATAAAATTAACAATCTTATTTCAAAATTAGATAATTATGTATTAAAAAATATTAATGATAATTTAAAACTTGAAATAAATATTAGTAAAACATTTCAATCTACTGATGAAATTAACAAGTTAATAAGAGCACAAGCTTTTATTAATAACGATATGTCTGATGTTAATTTAAGAATTGGTGGAGAAAAAAGATGGGTTTTTAGTAATCCTTCTCATTTACATATGGAATTAGAAAGATGGAAAAAAGATCCATCTATATTATTAAAAAACTATTATAATGACCCATATCAAGAAAGCTCTAGATGGGTAGAAGAATGGTTTGAATTAAAAGATTCTAAAAATAAAGACAAATCATTTAAAGAACTTGTTGAAATAGGTAGAGCTAATCTTGAAAAAGTAAAACTTGGAATACTTGGTGAAATAACTTTATCTGGTACTAAAGATGAATTTAAAAAAACAACAGATTTAAGTTTTAAAGATTATTTTATTAATAATATTAATTCTGTTTTAAAAACTCAAAGTTTTGTAAGAACAATTACACAAGCTGATAAATCTACAGAATTTACTTTTAAAAGTTTAATTAAAAGATTAAAAAGTTTTGTAGGATATAATGTTGAATTAGATGAGTTTGAATTGTCAGATGAAGTTAAAAAAACATATTTTAATTATTATTTATCTGAATTAAAAAGAGCTTTAGTCGCTAAAGAAGAAGTTGAAGAAGCAATTAAAAATAATGATTATTCTAAATTAACACCACATTATCATTATAATTATAAAAAATTTTTAGAAAATCCAAAATCAATAGAATTTTTTAATGGTAATGCTTTTAAATCACAATATTTTGATAAGTTAAATAATGGTAGTGCTAAATCCAATATTGAAAAAGAAATAGTAGATATTATTTACAATAGTAATGGTACTTTAAAAATTAAAGATTTAACTGATTTTACTTTAAATAAAATAGGTTTAGAAGATAAATTTAATAATTATCTTCAAACAATGATTACATTTGAAGCTAGAAAAACATTAAAAGAAATGTTAAGTTTAGGTTTAATTAAAGTAGAAAATAGTCTTTATATTAATAAATTACTAGATATTAATATTTTAGATGAATACACTCAAAGTAATACACCAAACGGTATAAGTAATGCTATTACTAAAATGGCTATTGATTATATGATTAATGGTATTTCTAATAATATTGAATTTAGTAAATTATTTACTGGTGATGTTTCTTACTATAAAGATTCTGTAGATTTTAAAAAGAGAGTACCTGCTACATATACTGATGGTAAATATTTAATTTTAAAACCAGGTGAAGAATCTTTTAATATTGCTACAATAGAAGCAGTAATACAAGATAGTCCATTTTTAGAAGCTTTAAAGAAAGATAATGAAATTAATGGAATAGATGAACATACAATAGAAATGTTGTCTGATATTAATAGTACAGATGCTCAAGCATGGATTACACCTGAAAGATGGAAGTTTCTTAAACAAAGATTAGGAGAATGGTCTGAAATACACGATAGTGTATTTAAAAAAATGAATTTTGATAAAAATGAAATATATACCAAAGAAGAATTAAAAGTAGCAGCACAACCTTTAAAAGGTGTTTATTTTTATAAAATAAATGGTAAACCTACATATTTAAAATATTCTCAAGCTGTATTATCTAAGTCTTTAATTAAAGGTACTGACTTAGAAAGAGTTTTTGATAAAATGACTAAAAATGATAAAGGTGAAACTTTAGATTATAAAGATCAAATACAAGAATTAATTACTTTTGATGGTGTTAAAGTTGGTTCAATAACACCTACTAAAATACACGATAATAATGGTAATCTCTTACCTAACGAACAATTATCTTTTAATGTTCAAACATTAAATAATCATGGTTGGAAACTTCAACAAGATTTACCAACTAAGAATTTTAAATCTACAGATGTAGGTTCACAAATTCAAAAAAATATTTTAGCGGGTATTAAACATTATTTAAATAATTCTAATTTTACATATAAAGGTAAAAAAATAACAGGTCAAGAATTAAACGATGAATTAGTTAAAACTATTGGTAATTTAAGTGATGAAGGATATAAAAGATTAATCAGTAAAGCAGGTATTGATGATAAAGGAAATATTATTAATACTAAAAGATTTTATAAATCATTAATTAGTGAATTAAAATCTAGAGGTGGTTCAGAAAATGTTATTAAAGCATTAGAAGCTGAAACTTCTTTGTTTGGAATACCTCAAACAACTGGTAAAATATTTCAAATATTTGCTAGTATGATTAATAAAAGTGTTATTAAAATTCAAACTAATGGTGGTTCATTTATTCAAATGGCAGACTTTGGTTTAACTTATAATAATATTAAACAAGGTAAAAGTGGTATTATATTAAATCCAAATATTAAAGGTTTAAATCCACCAATGATTAGAACTAATGAAGATGGTTCTAGAAATGTAACACCAGGTAGTGTGTTTGTACCAGCATCATTTATAGCTAAATATATTCCTAATTGGAAAGATTTTACTGTAGATGAATTATTTATAAGTTATAATGGAGGACATCCTATTATAGATAAAAGAATTCAAGAAAATATTATTGGTTATAGAATTCCTAATCAAGGATTACCATCAAATGATTCATTACAAATTGCAGGAATACTTCCTGAATCAGCAGGTGATACAATTGTAGCTTATGTTGGTATTACTTCTAAAACAGGTTCAGATTATGATATTGATAAAATGTACGTAATGTTTCCTCAATATGAGCAAGTTGTACATAAAGAAGAGGAAGTATTTGAACAAGTTGAAAAAGTTTTAAGAGGAATAAATAATGAAGAAACATTATCTAATTATAAAAAGTTTTTAGATAAATTTGATAATATAGATAATGACGTTTTATCTAGTGATTTTATTTCAGAATATAATAATGTTGAAAATAAAGAAGATAAAACTTTATTTTTAAGAAATATAAGAAAAGAATTAATTAATTTTATTGTTAATAATTCAGAATCTAAACAAGTAAAATTAACATTTAAAGATTTAAATTTTACAACAACAGGTTTACAATATTCTACAAAAGGAGCTAAAGGTGAGCAAAATAAACTTATTGAAATATATAAATCAGTATTAACTAATCCTGAAGTATATAGTGATTTAATGAAATCTATTGATAATGATTTCATTAAAAAAGAAATAAATAATTTAAAACCTGAAGAATCTAATTCTTTTATGAATGCTATGAATCCTAGAGATGATGTTAAATTAAGATATTCTTTTTTAGGTGGTAAAGCAGGTGTTGGTATGGAAGCTAATGCTATGACTGATATTTGGAGAACTGGTAAATTAATAATTTCAAATTTAGCTAATTTCACTTGGGGTAATTATAATATGATTAATAAAGAAACTGAATTAGATATGGAATATTCTGAAGAATTATCTGAAGAAGATTTAAACTATTATGTTTCTGAAATGATTGATTCAAAAGCACCAAAAGAAAGAATTGAAGAATTTAAAAAAACAATTAAAAAAGTTAAAATTGGTGAAACGTTAGGAACTATTCTTAATGCTTTTGTGGATATTGCTAAAGATCCTTATATTTCAAAAGGTAACTGGACTACATCTACTACTAATGTAGGTAATTTAATGATTAGAATGGGTGTACATCCGTTATATGTAGTAAATTTTTTAGCAAATCCTATTATTTCAAGATACAATCAATATCAACAAGATAATGAAGGATTGTTTGATAATCAATCAGGTGATACTTTTAATAAGTTTAAACAATTTATTATTCAAGATTTTATTGGTGATGAAGAAAAAGGTGGTAAACCAATTTATTCATCCTTATATGTACAATATTTTAATGATTTAAATATTTCAGAATTAGAAGATAATGTTGATATATTAAAGAAAAGAGATAATGTAAAAACTGAAGTTATTAAACGTTTAAATAATAGTGAAGAAGATTATAATAAATTTTTTAATTTAGCTTCTAGTTTTTATAATCAAGTTTATAAACCAGAATCTTTAAATTTATTTGATAGAATGATAAGTCAGTATGGTGAATTTAAATTAGATTTACAATATTTTAGAAATCAAATTAAAAATGAAAAAAATACTAATTTAAATTTTCAAATCACATTATTGAATGAATTTAGAAATATTCAAAATTCTAGTAAAAATTTAAAAACTATTGTTGATTTTGGTAAATTAGATGTTAATGGTGTTGGTAAAGATCCAAATGGAATATTCTATTTAGAAAGTTTACTTGATGAAATTAAAATAAATAGTGAAAAAACTACAGATGAAAATAATAAACCTATTAAAGGTATTATAAAAGGATTTGATTCTAAGTTACAAAATACTATTTTATCTAAATATTATAATAATCTTTTAAAAATTAAAGATATTTTAGAAAAAAATTCTTCAATGTTTCCAATGTCTAATGAAAATGTTAGAAATCTGTTAAGTGTTATGGTCGATGATATAACTAAATCTTATTCTAAAAAAGAAGAAATTTATGAAAAATTATCAAGACAATTTAAAACATATATTTATTCTAAAGTTTTTGATATACAAGATACTGAAAAAGAAAATATATTAGATAATACTCATAAAACTTTACAAAATTTTAAAGAAGATGTTAAAGATAAATATTTTATAATAGACAACCTTAATATTTCTAATGATAAAATTGGTTTAAATAATTCTGATAGATCTTTAGAATTTCAAAGATTATTTACTAATTCTTGGGAACAATTATTTGAAGATCACCCAGATTTTGCAGAACAATTAGTTAAATATAGTTTTTTAACTTCAGGATTTAATTCAAATAGAACTCAATTTTATTCTTATATTCCTTATCAATATTTTATTAAATTAAATATTAATAATAAAGTTAAAGATATATTTAATAAATCTAATTTTGAAGAATTTGAAAATAAATTTTATCTTAATAATTTAACAGATACAAGTATTGTTAAAAATGTTTTTGATTCAGATTTAAAAGAAACTCTTAATAATAAATTTGTATTACAATCTACAACAAATAAAGGTCAATTTATTAAAGTTAATGAAGAATTTTATAGATTAGTTGGTATATCTAAAACAGATAAATTTATATATGTTAAAATCAAAAATACACCTGTATCTAATAATTATAACGTAGAATTAGATTTAAATAACTTTGATGAAAATATGTTAAAAACAGAACAACCTATTGTTAATCAAGAACAAGAAATTAAACAATCTATTGAAACTAAACAAGAAGTTAAATCTGAAGTTATTAAATATTCTGATGAATTTTTTAAACAAATTGATGATAATAATATTAAAGAACAACTTTTAAATCCTAAAAATAAATTTACTTTATTAAGTAAAGAACAATATGGTAAAGATTTAGATAATGTTTTAGGTGAAACTATTACAAAAGATAATATTGAAGAAGCTTTTAATAATCCTGAAAGAGTTTTAGAAAATGGATCTGAAACAGAATTTTTAACAAATTATTATGTAGAGGAAGATAATAATGGTTATGATTATAGTCAGATGTCAATTAAAGATATTTATGAAGATTATATTAAAGCTAAATCAATTGAAGAAAAAGAAGCTTTACGATTATTTTTAAATACAAAAGATTTTAATTTATTATCAGAAGAAGATGTTTTAAAAAATTATAAAAATCCTAATCAATTATCTTTATTTGATCAACTTGAACAAGATAAGCAACTTTGGGAAGAAATTAAAGATAAATGGATTGAATCTGGTAGAACTGAAGCTGATTTTAATTCTATGAATAATGAAGAAAGAGAACACATAATTGAAAATTGTTTATAATGAAAATACAAGAATTTGCAAGTTTACTATTTGATATAGAAATAAATAGTCATATAGCTCATTTACAGACTGATAAATTTTCAGATCATATGGCTTTGAATGATTTATATCAAGAAATAGTTGAGTTAAGAGATAGATTTATAGAATCTTATCAAGGTAAATATAAAATAATAACAGGTTATAAAATAACTTTAAAAGAAGGTGTTGAAATTATACCATATTTAAAAGAATGTGTTAAATCTGTAGAAGATTATAGATTAACATTGGAAGATGGTTATCTTCAACAAATTAGTGATGATATTATTGAATTACTTTCATCTACTTTATATAAATTAAGATTTTTAAAAAAATAATGTATGAGTTGTATAAATAAAAATCATCCAGATGTAGCTAAAATAGCAGGAGAATTAAATGTTTCTCCTGTTGTTGCTGCTGCAAAAATAGGTTTGTGGCAAAGTAAAAATAATATAGAAGATAGATTTCCTACTATTGATGAATTAAATCAATCTAAAAAAATATTTACTAATATTTCAGAATCTTTAGAAAATAAAATACAATCTTTATCTAATAGAGATGATGTTAAAATTTTTATAGATAATATTGTATTAGATAATCCGAGATTAACAAAAGAAGAATATGATGAAACTAATACAATTAGACCTTATCCAAATGAAAAAGGAGCTAAATATATTTCTCAAAATGCTTTTAATAAATTACCAACTAGAGTATTTGCCCAATTAGCAGATTCTTATAGATTTTCAAAAGATTCTTCTGATGAAGAAACTAAAAATAAACATTTGCAAAATTATAATAATCTTTTAGAAATATTAAAAGAAGTTTTTCCAAATTTATCAGAATATGATATTAAAAAAGCATCTAATATGGCTTGGGCAATGGAAGATGCTGAATTTGATGCAATGGAAGATGAATATTTAGAAAATGAATCTAATAATTTTAGATTAAATTCTGAACATATTTTAAGTTGGAAAGAAAGAATAAAAGAATATAATTTACAAAGTTATTTAAATAAAGCGCCTTTTAAAGATGTTTTAGATGATAAAGAAACAACTAAAAAAGATTTATCTAAATTTGAATCTGAAGAAAACGAATCTATATTTAGTGAAAATATAATTAAAAAAGGATTATTAAAAGGTGTTTTATTTATAGAAGATAAAGTAAATCAATTAAAAAAAGATTATATTTCTGAACATAATAAAATTTTATTTAATAATAAACAAGGTAAGATTACTGTAGATGAAATTCTTGAAAATATTCTTAATAATTTTAATGATTTTACTCCAGAAGGTAAAGAATTAATTCAAAAAGCTAGAAAATTAGTTGGTAGAACTGGTGCTAAATTTCAATTTGTATCTGATGAACAATTAAGTAATAAAAATACTTTAATGCAAATTGTAAATAATACAAACACAATTCAAATAAGTAGAAATAGAATTAAAAATATAACAACTAAAGAAGTTGTTGAAGGTTTTTTACATGAATTAGCTCACGCTCAAACAATACAAGCTTTAAAAAATCCTCAAACATTTGAAGAAAAAGAATTTAATAATTTTATTGAAAGAGCGTATTATGTATTTTCACACAATGATCTTCAAAAACAAATTGACCAAAATATTGAAACTTATGGTCAAGAAAGATTTTATGGTTTTACAAATAAATTTGAATTTGTATCTGAAATATATGCTAATCCAAAATTTAGAGCTGAATTAAAAAAATTAGATGAACAAAAAAGATATAGATTTTGGGATAATTTTATAAATGCTATTAGAAGATTGTTTGGTCTAGTTAAATCTAAAAAAACTAATGATTTAATTGAAAAAGTAATTGATTTTGTAGAATCAGATAGACGAGATTATCAAGGTATGTCTAGTCAAAAACAATTAATATTTGAAAAACAGATTGAACCGTCTGAAACATATGAATTAGAAACTATTGATAAAAAAGCTGAACATTTAGTTAATAAAGCTAAAAGTAAAATTGCTGAGTTAATTAATAGAACTAAAAAATCTAATAAAGAAAAAGCGGGAGAATTTTTAGAAGAATTTAGAGTTTTAGAAAATGAATTAGAAAGGTTATCTGGTTTAAATAAATTTAAAGCTATTACTGCTTATATGGTTTCTTTTAAAAATGCAATTTATAAATTAGAAAAAGGTTTAGAAAATAAATTTAAAGTTATCGATGTTGTTTATAATGGAGAAAAACATATTAAAGTAAAAAACTTTGATGGTTTTAAAAATGAAAAAGGAGAATTTATAATTCCTGAAGATGTTAAAGATACTGTAGATAAAACATTTTTTAAAGCTAATAAATTTATTGTAGATTCTGAATTATACAATAATATTGAAAATGAATCTATTACTCAATTATCTAATAAAGATTATTTAGATGTCGCAAATAATTATGAAGATTATTTAGCTTCATATGATTTATTAGATGATATAAAATCATTAATTGATGATACATTAAAAGATTCAACATTAAGTCGTGAAGATAAATTAGAAATTAGAATTATAAAAACTAAAATAAATGAGCTTTCAAAACCACATGATGATTTAATTGCTAAAATTAAAAAACTTAAAAAAGAATCTGCAATTAAATTATTTTCAGATGCTTCAACAAATAAAAAAGTTATTAACAAATGGAAAAATAAATTATCATTAGAGTATGATAAATTAACAAATCCTAAAGAATCTAAATTAGAATGGGTTGGTAGTCAAATGTCTAATAAATATGCTGAAGCTATTAAAAAAGATTTAGAAGATGCTGCTAAAAGTATAATAAATAATCCTTATATTGATATTACAAGTTTTGCTAAAACTTGGTCTGATTTATTAAATATTAATAGTCCTTTAATAAATATGATGGCTAATGTTGTTGGTAAAATGAGAGATGTTATATTAAAAGATATTACTGCAATTAATTTTAAGTATGATAAAATATTTAAATCATATTCTGATTTTAATAATTCAGTTTCAATGTCTAAAAAATATGGTAATTTACTAGAGTTAAATAAATCTGAAGATAGATATTATTTAAAAAGTAAATATTCTATTAAATTTAAAGAAGATTACAATAAAATGTTAAATTCTTTAAATGAAAAAAATAAAGATAATGAAGACTTTAATGTTAAAGAAGATCCTGAATATAAAAAATGGATTAAAAATAACACTATGTTTGATGAATTAGGTAATAGAAAACCTTCTAATAAATATTTAAATAAACCATTATCTACTGAAGAAGAAAAAGTTTTAGATTTTTTTAGAACACAAACTAAAAGTAATCATGAATTAAATTATAAAGGTAAAGGTGGTTTATATTCTACATTTTTTGGTGCAGAATATTATAAATTACCATCTAAAACTAAATCTGCAAAAGAAAGAACTTTAGAAGGTGATTTTAAAGGTCAAGCTAAAGATGCTTGGACTGATTTAAAAGAAACTAAAGTTGACGATATAAATTATGGTCAAGCTTTTGATAACAGAGGAGAAGAACTTAAACGTGTACAAATTAATTTTAGAGGTAAATTAGAATCTAAAGATCAGTCTTTAGATTTATTTACAGTATATAGAGCTGAAGAATCTAACTCTATTTCATTTAAACATCGTTCAGCTAATGAAAATAAATTAAAATTATTTTTAGATATTGCTAAAGAAAAAGAATATAAAAAGAAATCTTTACTTTCTGGTAAATGGGCTAAAAATATATTTTCAAAAGAAGAAGTTCAAGGTCAAACATTCTCAGGTGAATTTAGTAATGAAGCAGAAAAAATCAAAGGTATACTAGAAACAGCTTTATATGATGTAACTTCTTATAATGAAGAAAAATTATTTGGAAGTTTAGATGCTAATAAATTAACATCTAGAATTAATGGAGCTGCTGCTTTTGTAGGTATGTCTTTGAATATAGGTAGTGGTTTTGTCAATTTTCTTAATGGTCAAACTATGATGCTTATGTTAAGAATTGGTGGAAAATATATTAATAAATCAAATTTAGCTAAAGCTGAAGCAAATTATACTGCAAATTTACCTAAAATTATGGCAGATATTTCCAATCCTGTTAAAAAATCATTTCATAATCAAATGTTAAATATGTTCGATATTATTGGTGGAATGAATATTAATAAACAAGATTTTCTTAATAATAGTACTATTAAAGAAATGATGTCTTTACATAATACTAATTTTATTAATGAATCTGTAGAACACGGGTTAAATTCTATTTTAACAGAAGCAATGTTACGTTCAATACCTGTTATGAATAAAGAACATAAATATATTGATAAAGAAGGTAATATTACAACTAAAGAAAATGCCGCTTCTATATTTGATATGTTATATTTAGATGATAATGGTATTTTAAAAACAAAAGATTATTTTACATATTCTGAATATAATTTAGTTGATAATTATCACACATCAGGAAAACAATCTATAAACTATTTATTAAAGAAAAAAGTAGAAGATTTATATGGTGTTTATGATAACAATATGAAAGCTGAAATATCTAAAAAATGGTATGGTAAAATGGCTTTAATGTTTAAAAACTTCTTTTTATCACAAGCACAATATAGATATAAAGGTATAGGTACAGCAAATAAATCTAAAGATGAATTAGATGATGAAGACTTAACATTTAATAATGCAGAACAAGAATTTACAGAAGGTATTTATACTACTTTTGTTAGAACGTTTTTTCCTTTAATTAGACATTTAAATTTACAAATGACTAAGGAAAATTTTAAAAATCTTTCTGATTATGAAAAAGCTAATTTGAAACAAGTATTTTTTGAAGTATCCATGACAGCTATCATATTACCACTTTTAGGAGCTATAATGGCGGCTAATGCAGGTGATGATGATGAACTATATTTTTTATTATTTGCATTTAGAAGATTAGAATCTGAACTTTCTCAATTTAGAAATATTGCCGAGTTAAATAGAATGATTAGTAATCCTGTTGCAGCAAATAGGTTTTTACAAAACGGATTTACTGTAATAAACGATATTATGACACCTATTAATTTTAATCCTAAAGATAATGAAAGTTATCTTGATTGGTTAAGTGAAAATTCTAAAGATGAAAATATAATGTTAAACCATGCTTTTAAATTAGCACCTGGTAAATCATTATTTATGAATACATATAAACAAAGATATTCATTAATAAATAAATAAAAAGTCAAAAAAAAAGAGGTAGTCTACTAATTGTAGCTACCTCTTTTTTGTTTTTATTTAATTTTTAGGTTTTTCAAAATATTTCATAGCAATATAATGCATACCAATACTTCCAATAACAGCACCTATTACATAAGTAACCATTAATATCCAATTATCAAAATTAGTAACTACATGTCTAATAACAAGTAACCATATACCATTTGATAATATTGAAGCAACAGTATGATATAACAAACTGCTACTATTTCTTGCTCTACTAACTAAAGTAAAACTTGCATTTTGTAGGATAGTTAATTCTAACATTATTAATATTTGTTGTATCATTTTATTTGTATATTTAATTCATTAACAACCATCCATTGACAATTATTTGGACTTATATCAATTTCTTCAGATGTTAAAAAATCTTCGACATCTTCCCAAATATTTGAGTCATAATTATAAATTAAAACTTCAGATGTTTCAAAACATAATATAATTATTTTTTGAATCATTCTAAATTCATTATTAATTCTTTATACTTTTCACACTTTTCTTCAAATTTAATTCTATCATCAATAACTTTAAGTATATTATCAAATTTACCTTCAGTTTCAGTTTGAACTAAATTCCACATTTGTTGTGCAATTTCTCTAATTTCTAATTGAGCATGTTCACTATTTCTTAATTTAATAAAATTAGCAAAACTTCTCATATTAAAAGTTACATCAGCTTGGATTTGTGAATTATATGTTTTAAAAAATCTAGCACTTTCTTTAGCTCTTTTACGACCTAATACAGGTGTTAAATCTTCTAAACAAGCATGATATAAATTATTAGCTTCTTTTGTAAATGATTCTAAAGTTTTATACCAATCGCCATTTCCATATAACATATCTATTTCTTTAGATTGTATTTGAATACCTTTCCAATCTTTAGGTAAATAAAATTTATCTTCTTTTAATTCTTTATATCTAGCTGATTCACCATTAATACTAGACATTCTATGTTTTAACAAATGAATATGACTAGCTATTTCAGTATCAACTAAAAAGTGTACTGAAACTTTCTCAAATGGTGTTTCATGTTTATTAGACCAAAGCATTTCTAATAAATTAGAAATTCTTTCTTTTTTAGCATCTGTAATATCTCTTGATGTACTGGTCCAAGCAGATTGTGCTACAACCTCATCACTTCCATAAAAGCCTAAAAGTTCTACACTATTTTTATTCATTTATTCTTTGTTTAAAATATTCTAAATACTTTATAGGTATTCTATCTAATCTATTTTCAAAAAATTTAATTATATTTATTATATGATCTATTTTCAAATTTTTCAATAAAACATATTTAGTTTTTTTACGAGGTTTATCATTTTTATAAAAATTAACTCCCCAAAATTTAATTTCCTCTATATTACAATAACCATTATCTATTAACCAATTATCTTCTTCTACATTCCAAATGTGATTTTCAATATCAATATTTGAAATTAATCTCAAATTACATAATAATTGTCCAAATCTTAAATCTGGATATTTTAACCATGTTTCTTCAATTAGTTTCCAATCTACATATATAGTATGAATTACACTATCTAAAGAATAATTTAAAAAATCTTGTAATATTTTAGGTTTTTTAAATAATTCTAGACAAATTGGTATTCTTTTAGAATTTCTCATAATATTCTCAATATAGGTATTAATTCACTTAATAATTTAGGTTTATAATCTATAACTTCAGCAGATACATTTATATAACGTTTATCTGTTAAAGTATTTTCATGTACATGACCATGAATATTAATATTAAATCTATATTCCAATTCTTGAGGATGAATTGGAGCGTGACTTAATATAATATTACCAAATTCTTTATGTTTAATATATTTTAAAGCACAAACATTATTAACATATTGTAATAAAAATGGTACATGTTGAGGTTCATCATGGTTACCTAATATAACTTTTTTAATTCCATTAAGTTTATTAAGTATTTCATAATTATTTTTTTCCATAGTTATATCACCAAGAATATATGTTACATCTTTTTTAAATACAACTTTATTCCATTCTGATACAATATGTTCATTCATTTCATTTTCATCTTTAAAACCACGTTTAATAGCCATATTTCTATGATGAAAATGTGGATCACTATAATAACGTATAACTGACATAATTAATCATATTTAATATCTAACAACCATCTAATTAATAATTGAGCAGGGATTTCTTTTTCTTCAATTTTATCTTTTGGAGGAATTGTAAAATAAACTTCTAATCCATTATTTAAAATTGTTTTATATAAAGTATTTTCTATTGGAACCAACATTATTAAATCATTAGTTTTTTTTGCAATAGGTTTTTCTTTATATAATAATTTTTTTATTTCATTTTTATTCATCTTTTTCAATTTTATCAATTATAGATGCTTTTTTAATTATAAGATAAATTATATTATCTCCAAATTTTTCATTTAATAATTCTTTTGTTGGTAATTTACCATCTACTAAATCATTAGTTATATCTGCAATAGATATTTCATGTTTTAATAGAAATCCATCTAATACTTTTTCACGTATTAACCCACTACGTTGTGAACCAATATCAAAATTATGAAATGGATTGTTATTCCTGCGATATTCTTTCGCTTTTACTTTAAGCACATTTGAGATTTGTTCACAAACTTCATCTACTACTTCATCAAATCTTTTTTCTGTCATTAAATTCCTCCTTTATATTTACCTTCTTGAATATAAGAATTAAATTTATCTAATTTAAATTTAATTCTTTCTTTAACTTTCTTTTTACAAAAAAGTTTAGAAATTATTTTTAATCTAATTTTAACATCTCCAATTTCATCAATAACTTCTTGTTCATCAATTTTTTCTTTTTTAAGAGCCATTTGAGTTAAAACTAAAGCTAATTCTTGAAGTTCTTCTGATGCTTTTAATAAATTATATTTAGGATCATTTGTTTCAACAAGATATTTTATTAATTCTTTATCTTTCATTACGTTATTTTACCTAAAAAACCTTGAATTCCAAAATTATGTACACTACTCCATTTTGTATATTCAACATTGTAAGTATTATAATCTACATTTTCAAAATCTACAGTTTTAATATTTTTAAAATATTTACTACAAGATTTTACAAAATAATTATCTGCTTCAATAAAAGGTTTATGTGTATTTAAATTTTCTTCATTTATAACAAAATTATTAGAAATATTAAAATAACATCTAATTAATAATGTGTAAATACTAATTAATGGTGTAGATTTACTCCAATAAATAGGAACTTTTAAAATTAATACATCTTCATCAACTTCAATAGTAGTTCTTGATTTAAATTTTAAATTATTTTCAATTTTATTTAAAAAAGATTCTAAATTTTTATAATTAGAAATTAATAAATTTGTAGCTTCATCTTTTAAATTCCAATTACCACCACCATTATAATGTAGTGTGTTTACCCCAATATAAAAAAATCGTTTATTTTCAAAACAATTTAATATTTTATGGTTATAACCATGTGCTGTACCAATTTCTTTTTTAAATTTTTCTACAAATATAAAATCATTTAAATAATCTCTACATGCAGTAAATGGTAAATAAGTTTTAAATTTATTTCCAATTTTGTTAAGAATACTAAAACCTATTCCATAATTTCTACCTTCACCTAACATTGATCGTTTTTGTAATTCTTTAATTTTTTTCATTTATTTAATATTTTCTAACGAATAAGCATTTAAAATTGAATCTTTATTTACATAAATCCCTGTAAAATCAGAACCCTCATCTCCTTCAAGTTCTACATGTTCATTAGCTGTTTTTAAGGCTGCTTCTACATGAAGTTTAGCAAATTTTATTAATATTTCTGTAAAATTAGATGTTAAATCTGGATTTTTTACATGTTTTAATAAAAATTCTTCTGCTGTTGGTATTTTATTCATAATTTAAAAATTTTTAAGTAATAATAATAAATATACATTGAAAAAGTAATTATATATTTTGTTATTTTATTTATTTTCTTTATATTTTTTAATACAATCTTTTAAATTATCACAATAGATAAATTCAAAATCTTGTAAATCTTTTGTCATTTTTTCAAACCACACTTTTTCTTGAGTTTCTTTAGTTAACAATATAAACACATTTCCTATTTTACCATCATTAGGTCTTAATCTACCCCATTGCTGAACTTGATGTCCTTCTGATGAAAAATAAGACATTATTATACAATTATCTAAACCAGTTAAATTTGCTCCTTGACGAAGTTTTTTAAAGCTACCTATAGTTTGTATCTTATTTGTTTCAAACGCTTCTCTAATAGCCTTATTTTCATCTTCAGAGTATCTTGATGATACTACATTTGGTGTGATTTGTAATAAACTATCTAAACTGTTACCAAATATTATAGTTTTACCTTTAATATTATATAATAAATCTTTAACTGTATTTATTTTAGAAGGTAAGTTAAATAATAAATTACTTCTTTTTGTAGATGTTATTCTTATTTTTAAAGATTTCATTTCTAGATCTTCAATAAACCAAGATTTTTTATGTTCTTTATCCCAATAATCATAAGCTTGTTTTTCAGTTTTAAAAAAAGATTTAAACTGATTACCTGCTTTTATTGTTTTATCAACATTGTTTAATTCTTGATTAATAACATATACTTTTAAATTTCTACCAACACCATCATTTTTAGCTTGTGTTAAGGTGTATTTAAAACAAATTGGAGCAATCTTATTAAGTAAGTCACCTTTGGTAATAAATATATTATCAATTTCATATTTTGTGTTTATATCAATTGTTGCTGATAAACCTACAATAGCTTTATAACTATTATTAAAATAAAATTTAGAATATTCAGGAGTTAATGAATTGTGTATTTCATCAGCACCTATTAATCCAAATTCATATCCTTCTAATTTATAAGCTGATTGATAAGTTTTAAATTTAAGATTGTAATCTATTAAAGTACTAGTATTAAAAATAGAGTCATATTTAATAATATCATCCCATAAGTCTTTTTTTCTATCTGTAACTTCAGCAAGAAATAAGTGAATATCTTTATTTTTAGGCATTTTGTGAAGACAGTGTAGGAACATAAAAGTTTTTCCTACACCAGTCGACACATTAAATGTACCTTTTAAATTAGATTCTAACCATGAAGCTACTGCTTCCATTTGAATTTTATCTTTTAAAAGGTTATTCATTATTCTATTATTCCAATGTTATTTTCAAATCTTACATTTAAAGCAAATCCTTGCATTACCAACTTAGGTTGTCTAGATTTCCATTTTGTTTCACATGGTACATTACATATTACACCATCTACAACACAACAAGTATTTTTAAAATGAATACTCATTTTACCTTTTTGTTTATAAAAATGATAAAAAAATCTATATTTTTTCATATTAAATCTCACAACCAGCACCACTACAAGCAGCTTGGTCTTTTAAATTAGTAGTATCATTTACTTCAATAACTTTAGATAAATCAATATCTTTTAATGTTTCCATTAATTTATCATAAGTTTCTTTAGTACAATCTTCAAATGGAGTTTGTTTATAAGTACCACCATTGTAAGGAAGTACAGATAATCCATTATAGTAATCTTTATTAACCCACATCCATTCTCCAACAATCTTCCATTCATCAGGTCTTACAGATACAGTACAAGATACATTATGTGTATTTTGACCTTTAATATGTCCTGTTTTAACCCAATCTTTAGAAATAAGTTTAACTCTTTCTAAAGCATCAATTGTTGATTCATGTCGTGTTATAGCTCCTTCTGGTGCTTTTTGAGGCACTGTAATTACAGCAGTAGTATTAGGACTAAAATACTCATCTTCAATTAATTCTGAATGATAAATAGCTAAATATTGATATAAAGCTTCATTTTTATTAATACGCATTCTTCTTAAATAGTAATCATTATGCCAAGCATGAATTCCTGATGATGTACCTAAAACTAAACTAGTAGTTCCAGCAGGTTTTACAGCAGTAGTTCTTGCCGCAGGATTAATATTTAAAGCTTCAGCTAATATTTTATTTTGTTCAATTACAATATTTGCTGCTTGTTCATAATCTAATTCAAGATTACTTTTAGATGCAATACCTGTCATAGAAACACCAATTAAAGCATCTTTTTCAGTATTTTTTTTCCATATATCTCTAAGATAGTGAAAGTCTGTATAAGATGCTTGTAATGTACCTACATAAGAAGCAGCTCTACATCTTTCATTTAAATCTTGTTGAGATTCAATATTAGACATATTAATTTCACAAAGATTACAAAATTGATAAGGTCTTAATGCAATTTCACAACATGGATTAGTTCCCCAATCTTTATCATTTGTAAGATAAATACCTGGCTCACCACTTCCTGAAGCTTCAATTCTTTCCCAAACTTTATCAAAAGTTTTTTTATCAATTTTATGTCTTAACAGAACTACTGAGTTATTAGCTCTACCTCTTTGTGGATTAGATTCCCACCAATTACCAGCTTTACAATTTAACATAGCATCACTATCTAAATCAAATAAACTAATCATTGCTGCACGTCTAATACCACCTGCTAATACAGCGTCTGCAATATGACATTGAATATCATGACATTCTATATCAGTTAATTTAGAACCATCTTCTTTTTCTCTTAAAATAGCTTCAATTTTAACTAAAGCAATTCTTAAAGGTTCTGGTCCTGGTGCTTTACCACCTGCTGTTACTAATAAAGCTCCTTTATGTCTAATATCAGATAAATCAAACTCAATATGACTTCCACCTGATATGTAAGATTTAAATAAAACTTTAATAGCATCTGCCCAACCAATAATACTATCTTGTACTACATACTTTTTTTTACGTTCAAAATTAGGTTTTCTAATTTCAGGTAATTTATCAATATGATGATTTTGAACACTATAACCTACACCTGTACCACCTAATAATAAAAACATAGTTTCACTAAAACTACGAATATCATCAATTGGTAAAAATGCACAATTATAAATTCTACTATTATTCATGTCAATTGCTCTACCACCAAATTGTAAACTTCGCATTGAAGGTAAAATCTTTTTAGTTAAAACAAAATTTTTATAAACATTTTCAATATCATTTTTAATATTTGGATGTTTTTTTATATGCATATGCATATTTCTTTTAACTAATTCTTCCCAAGTTTCTCTTCTTTCTAACTCAGGTAAATGTTTGGCATATTTTGAATATACCGTAATGTCACTTAATATTTTTTTATCTAAACTTAAACTCATTAAATTTTATTAAATTGTTAATTAATATAAAATTTATTTATGTTTTTAATGTTTTTTAAGTTTGTTTTTATTTTTAATAAATTTTATTAAAAAAGAATCCCTAACAGACGATCTTAATGGGTATTGATATTATCTCAAGGTTACTGGTTTAGATTCAAGCTACTACTAACCTTTGTTCACTATTTTGTTATTTACACAACAACCAATATGTTGCAAATAATTGGATATAATGTAATACTTGATCAATTCCAATAATAGTAAACCCACCTATATTAGGTATTGAACTACCATATTGTTGTTTAGCAAATTTTTTACTTACAATACGTGATGTAAAATAATCTGTTATTGTATGAGTAATGAAAGTAATTAAAAAGAAATATAAAACATTTATATTGTTAAATATAAATAATCCAACAATTAACCAAATAAAACTATACATAAAAGTATGTTTTAATAAATCATTCCAATTTTTACTTTTTCCTAAAGCCCATTTTTCATCTTGCATTAAAAAATCTGCAAACCAATGTATAATTATTATACTAAATATTTCTATTAAATTCATTTTAATTATATTAAAGTAAATGTTTCATTACTTATTTCTACTTTTTCTCCAAGTTCTGCGTTATCATCTAAAATAACTTTATGTTCTTTAGAACTTAAACTTTCTTCAATTTGTTTTTTTAATTTTGAGTCTTTATATAGTATTTTTTTTACAGAAAGTACAAAGTTAACACCTGTTGTTGTTTTACCGTATAATTTTGTCCAAAAATTTAATATTTGTTGTTTTGCGTCTTCACCAAATTCTGAATATTTACTATCTCTTAAACAGTAATATTCATGTAAATATTCTTCAGGAAAATCAAAAATATACAAAACCTCATCTTTATTAATGTCTATTAATTTTTTAAATAAATAACATTGTGTAAGTTTGTGTTCATATTTTGTAAATTCCGGATTTCTAAAAGAAAAATTATGACGAATATAAAAACATTGATTAAATTCATTATTAGAATCAAACATAAAAGTATTTTCTAAATCAGAAATATACTTTTCTTCAATTCCAATAAGTGGAGCAATTAAAGGTAATAAATATGTTTTACTTTTATTATACCTCATTTACTTCTATAAATTCATCATTTAAAATTAAACAACCATTTTGTTCATATATATCTTTAGAAAAATCATATTTATTATGTTTCCAATGATAATATACTTTTTCAAGATTTTCATCTATACCTGTATAAAAATATCCAGATTTAGTTTTAAATCCTTTAATTGCAGCTTGATTCCATTTTTCTGTAAATTCAAATATAATAGGTATGTTTTCAGATTTACCTATAAATAAAAATTTAAAGTTTTCTAATGTATAATCTACTAAATTAAATTTATCACAAAAATATTTAAAAGCTATTCTATAAATAGCACCTTGATAATAATATCTATAATCTATAAAACTTTTTAAAAATGTTTCAGATTTACCTGCTCCAGTTTTTAAATCAATCATATAAACTTTTTTATTTTTATGATCTATTTGAAATATATCTAAAATACCTTTAAATTTAAATCTTTTGTATTCAATTTCAAATGGTAATTCATGATAATTTTCTAAATCATTATAAAATATATTTTTAGAATATTCATGTGATAATAAAGTATTTACTGTATTTTTAGCACTTAAATGTTCATTAAAAGTGATTACAAGTTTATCTTTAATTTTAAATTGTATTTTTAAATATTCCCAAAATTCATTAGTGTTAAATTTTGCAATTAATGTTTCTTCTACTTTCACACCACTCCAAAATCCATTATTTTTAACTATTTTAAGAATTACATCTAATTTAGGTAAACTATCATAATTATTTAAAATAATATCACATAATGTTCCAAGTGTTGCTGTTGGTTTGTTTTCATCATAAATATAATATCTATTAGAAAACAATGGTTCTTCAGTTAATTTCTCTACAAGTAAATCATTAACTATTGAACCATGTTTAATTCCTTTATTTTCCACATCACTTTTTCTAATCAAAGCTTGTGGTCCATTTCTGTCAAAGTCTGACAGTCTACTATAACTAAGTGTTAAGTCAATTTCTTCATTGTTGTTTAAAATTTGATTCAAATTGCTTTTCTCTTTCATCTACTTCTTCATTGACAATAAGATCAATTATCAAATTTTGTAAATTATCAAGTTGTTTATACTCTGTAATGTATTCCTGATTGTCAGGTTCCATAATCATCTCAACCTCTTTTGATTCTAATAAGTCATCTAATAAAAGTCTAGCTCTATTAAATTTATTATTTTCTAAAAGTTTATTTAATTCATTATGTTCTTCATCAGATAATATAAATGTACTTAATAATAATATATTTTTTAATTTTTCTTTATTGTTCATTTTCTATTTTATTTGTAAATAGACGCCAGGATTTTCCTTGTCTATTGTGTAAAATTTATCATTCATTTTAAACGCATATGGAATAAAATAATCCATATTATCATCTTCAATAATTCCATGAGCTGTAAGTAAATCAGCTATAATTTGATTTGCATTATTAAAATCAAATTTATGCTTTGTTTTTCTTACAAAATGAAAACCTATTTCTACAGGAAGTTCTTTTCCTTCTAAAGATTTATTAAATATTTCTCTTAATTCTTGAAATTTATTAGGTTTTGTTTTATATCCAACTACTTCTTTACGAGAAGCTGAATATCTTTGAATACCTAAATCTGTAAGATAATTTTTAACTGTTTTAGAAGGAAATATTCCTCTTGAGGTTTTTATTTTGGAATTCTTTAATGATGGTACATTAAAAGGAATGAATATTAATTCGTTTTCCAATAATTATTTATTTTTATTTACTCTAACTATTTGTTGTTTTTCAAATTCTTCATACCATAAAAATGGAGATTCAACTTTAAATTCACCGTTTAAAGTTTCTTTTATTTGTTCAACTAAACCTTTAGTATTAATTGGTTTTTTAGAAACAATATTTGCTAATTCTTTTATTGTTTCTGGTTCTAAACTTGGTAATTCAGGTTGTAACTTAATATTAGATTTTTCACAAGGAATATGACGAATACAATCAAAATTAATGTCAGGATTAAATATAATATCTTTATCTTCAAATTCAATTTTACCATCTCTGGTTAAAGTTTCTGTTTCTGACTTTCTTACCTGAAAATAATGAGATAATGAACGAATTAAAGAACTAACTTCATTTGTAACACTTTCGTTATTTCTATAAAAATATAATAAATTAAATAAATTTGAACGTGAATCACCATTGTTTGTGATTAATCTGAAAAAATTAGGATCTTGTAATATTTTATTTTGATATTTTTCAGTAAATTTAATTAACATGCTGTTAAATAATAAAAACATTAAAACTCTGTAATTATCAAACGTTGGTGTATGAATTCTAAATTCAATTGTTTGTTTATTACCAAATATTAATGGAATAAAATTATGTAAAAAATATCTTGTTTTAATATTCCATTTTTGATGTGTTGATGGATCTAAAGGATGTACTTCTACTTTATTTAAATCATTATTATAATCATTAAAAGTAGCTTTACCTGAAGTTAAAAATGAAAATAATACATCAAAATTCTTATTAATATTAGAACTATTAATTACAGAATCTAATTTACTAAAAATTTCAAATAAATCATATGGTTTACTATAATTTTTATTTTTAATTCCCATATTATATTTTTTATATAATGGAAATAAAGTAAAAATATCATTTTGCATCCAAGAACTTAATTTTAAAAAAGCTAAAATAAATTCAGGTGTTCTAGGTACACCTCCAATATGTAAATGTAAGGCACAAGAATTGTCAAACTCTGTTCTTTTTTCTAATTCTTTACAAATATCTACAACTGTTTGAACACCTTTTGGTCCAGATAATGGAACTGTTACATATTCTAAACCTGGAATACTACCATCTCTTAAAGGAATTAATCCTAATTTTTTAGTAATTCTTTCAGGAATAAAACCAGCAGTTGTTTCAAATTCTAAACCAAATGTTAATTTATTTAAAAATTTACCTAAACCATATGAATATGTATTTATATTTGAATCATATAAGTGATTATAAATATCAGAATATTTTTGTGTTATACCATTTGAGTCATATGGTAAACTTGTTTTATAATCATTTTTAGGAAGTAAAATTTTATTAAAATCTTTAGCATTTAATTTTGAAATATGAACAAATTCACCTGTAGATAATCGTTCTCTATAGTTTAAATTACTATTTAAAACTTTTTCATTTATTACAAATGTTTTAGTTCCGTTTTCTAAAACAATAGGTAATTTATCTTGTTCATTTATGCTAAAGTAAGCAAATTTATTATCTTCAACTAAACCTAATATTAAATCATTTGTTAATAATTGATATTTTTTAGTTGAATAATTAAAACCAATTTGACCTGTTTCAAATCTATAAAATTTATCATTAATTTTATAACAATCTCCTGAATTTTCAACATTAATATCACCTATTTTATAATAACCATTTGGAAACTTTTTAGCTTTGGAAATAGGTAATTCTTCTCCTTTTATTGTTGTTATGTTTTTTTTAGACATATTTTTTTTAACTTTTAATTTATAAATTCTTTCATGTCTTTCATTGCATTATCTACAAAACTTATAACTTTTATAGCTAATGAGTTATCTGAAAAATTATTAAATAATTTTGTTCTTATTTGTTGAAAATCTTTAATAGGTTCTGTAAAATCTTCTTCACATAAATCTCTAATTATCTGATTATTTTCTTTTTCTTTAGCTACTAAGTTTTCTAAAAGTTCATCATCATTTTGTTCTAAAATTTCAGATTCTTTATCTAATTTTATATTTACATAATCTTTAATATCTATCATATTGTCATCTTCTTTTTCTATATTGTAAAAATCTTCTTTAAAATTAGCAAAATAAAGATTTGTTGTAGTATCAACTAAATTTCCTTTTTTTATTGTATAAATTTTATCAGCACCAATTAATGTACAAGTAAGACTTTCTACAATAATACCATTTTTTACAATATTTTGTAAACTATTATCTTTTTTAGAAAAATTTAAATTAATAACAGGATGTGTTGAAATTTGAGATAATTGAATGTAATCTAAATATTTAGTACGATCTTGCATCATTGTATATTTATGATAAAAATGAGAATAATCAATAGCTGTTTTTACTTGAACACCTTCTACAAAATAAAATAATGGTGGTTCTATTATTCTAGAAGATTCAAATGGTATAATACCTGTAATACTTTCATCCATAATAAATTCTTTACCGTCAAAAACTTTATCAGTATATAACCAAAATCTATCATTTGCTGTTTTTGTAGTACTACCTATTGGATAATAACCGTAATTATTAATCCAAACATGAATACCTGTAAGTAATTGACCATTTCTCCACCATCTTAATTTATTAAAATAAGGACGACCATAATAATCATTAATTGGTTTTAATGTTTCATCTTCATAAATATTAAAATCTTTTTTTTCTTTTTCTTTTTCTTTTACGGTTGTTGCCGCTGGAAGAGTTATTATTTTTGTGCTTTTCTCTTCCTCTTTTTCCTTTTTTACGTTAAAAGCACTACGATTTCCATTCATTATCCAATCTTCTTCATCAAAAACAGAATAATTTGGTCCATAACTTTTTGAAGAACTGTAACTGGGATTTTGTGCAGCATTTATTCTTGTAACGCTTATTTTTTCAGCATTTTTAAAATCACCATTTGTTATTTTATAAACAGTATTTGGATCAATATCTATAATGTTATCATCATTACCACCAATTGTTTTTAAAGAATCTTCTAATGAAGAAAAATACATTGAATTTTTATTTTCAACATAAACAAATAAAGGTCTTTCTGTTAATTCATAAGCACTACTTTTATAATCTTTAGATTTACCTTTAAATAAATATAAAATATTAGGATTTGTAGTATCAGTAAAAACTAATGCTGCACCACCAATATATTCACTTAAAACTTTAAAGTTTTTATGTTTGTATATAATTTCTAATAAAATTTCAGAATCAATTTTATCTCTTTTTACAACAGTTTCTTTTCCATCTTTATCATAATGATGAGATTCTATTGTTTCATCAATTTCATATTGTTTTGCTAAATCTTTATAATTTTTTAAAGTACCGTTATGTGCACCTATAAATATATAATCACCATTATTATCATCAAAACCAAAAGGGTGTGCATTAAAAACATTTGTTAAACCTACACTATTTTGTCTTGTGTGACCAATTACAACAGGAAATCTTTCAGGTTTAATTTCACGTTCTACTATAAAATCATAATAAAGTTTTTCAGAATCAATTCCAATTTGTATATCACCATCAAAAGCAATACCACAAGAACTTTTTCCTCTTTCAACATTTAAAATTCCTAATTTGTCAAATTTATCTTTATTGAATTTTTTAACATCTTTACCTGACCAACCAAACAATCCACAATTTAATGTGTTATGCTTGGGTTTAAAGATGTATAATCCAATATAATGCAATAATAATAATATTAATATTGTTTGTATCATTTTTTATATTTTTTTTATTTTGTAATTAATATTAAACAAATACTAATTTTAATTGTTTTTCTTTTTCAATTTCAACAATTAATATTTTTGCTTCAACTTTATTGTTTGAATCAATTGTTTCTTGAACACGTTCTGAAAATTTATTAATAAAGGATTCATCTTCATTATTTAATACTATTTCAACAGCTTCAACTGTTTGTTCAAAAACCCACTTAATTAATTTATCTGAATGAATCCAAAAATTAGATAAAGCTCTACATTCTACACCAAAATCTTTTTGTCTAAATGAACCTGCTTTACCATATTGTTTTCTTCTTTGATCATCTTTATCTTTCAATAAAGCTGGAAGAGTTACTAACATATCAAACATTTTAACAATCCTTTCAGAAACTTCAAAATCTGGATTTGGATAACCAATATGAACATGACCACCAACACATCTAAAGTTTGTATCAGAATTTAGAGCGGGATTAACATCTTGTAAATAAACGTTTAAATCTGGTTCACAACCAAATGTTTGAGCTTGTTCTGTTTGTAAATAAATAGGATTTATTTCTCCAGAAGCTAATGCAGATAATGTACAACCATTAGCTTTAGCTAATACTTCTAAATGTTCTTTTACAAAATTAATGTTTTCAACATATTCTTCAGGAGTACTACATGGTGGAATGTTAAATTCAAACGCAATATTGTCTGTTTGAATACAATGACCTTTATTTGTAATTGGATGTGGGTCGTTTTTAGTACCTGGAATCATTCCAACAGCAGATACAATTTCACCATTTTTTTCAATAAATATTTCCGGATCGCTTCCTAATTTTATTTCGTGTTTTTTCATTTATTTTATGTTTTTAATTAAAAAATATTTGTTTCATTTTTACTTTCAGTTTCTTGTGATATAGGTTCTAATTGAACAATATCAATTGGTGCGTAATACTCCATATCTGGTAATTTTATTTCATTAGCAGTTTTTCCACCTTTTTCATTAAAAGAATCATAAATAGGTACAGACCATGAATGACTAATTGAAGATTTCTTTTTTAATTCATTAATTTTTTTTTGAAGATTTATTTGATTAAATTCTCCAGCTTCAATAAATCTTTCACCATCAAATTTATAATGAACACCATGAATATCATATGCGTTCCAACCTAATGGAAAATTACCTTCTGGTAATCCTTCAGGTAAAGAATATAAAGATTTTTTTTCATTTTTGTTTTCATTTTTTAATAAATATTTATTTATTAATTTTAAACAATAATTAGAACCTTCAGAACCAATACACCATTCTGGATGTGCTTGAATACATAATGAATTTTTATTTTTATAATAAATAATTTCAGGTTCTAAAAAGTTTTTAGGTAATTTAATTTCTTCATTTGCACCATTTAAATATGTATTACTTTGGAATTTTTTAGAATATCCAATTAATTCATAATGACTTTCTGGTAAATTATAAGGAAACATCATTTGATGATGGTCTGAAGAAACTTCAATATTTATTGTTAATCCACTTGTTACAACAACTTCAATTACTTGATTATTATTTTTATGACCTTCAACATGTTGAATTAATTTTCCACCATTATGAACAGTTAATAATTGAGCACCACGACATATTCCCAATTTAGGAATTGTACGTATAATAGAAGATGGTAATTTTCTAGGATTTAATAAACTAAATTCTAAGTTATCTCTTTTATTATTAATATGTGTATATTTTCCAATACTTTCATCATAATAAGCAGGATTTACATCTTCACCACCTGTAAAAATAATTAAATCAATTGTTTTTAATAATTCAACAGATTCTTTTTTTGGATTAGTTATTTCATTTTGAGATAAATTTACAATATTAATATCAAATTCTTGTTTTAAAAATTTAACAATAGAATCATCTACTAAATTTGCACTAAAATGTACATTTAATGTTTTTTTCATATTATTTTGAAATTTTGTTTGCTTTATTTACGATTACTTTTCTAACTTCTTCAATATATTTTTTAGCACATACTGATAATTCTCCTGAACCATTATCCATAGAACTTGCAGAATTACACTCTAATAAAATATAATCTTGATATTCTCTAGGATTACCTTTAGAATCTGTAGGAGATTGAACTCTTACATCAAAAGATAAAATATCAGCACCAACAGATTTTAATGCTAAAACACAATCTTTTTCTATATCATTCCATGAATTAGGTTTTTGAAAATCAGGATTAGTTTCTAAAAACCATACACAAATATCATCGTGTCTTCTCCATTTATCTTCGTCAGCAACACCTTGTTTTAAAGCTTTTCTACAAGCATAAAAACAACCTTGTTCAGTAACATGTAATCTAAATTCATGACCATAGTTCATAAATTTTTCAAAAATATAACTAGAAGGACTATTTGTTATTAACCATTGATCTAATTCTTGAGCTGTTTTTAATAAGGTATTACCTCTTCCTTTAGAACCAAAATGTGCTTTTGCTACAATTGGAAATTTTTCAGAAGACCATCCACGTAATGTTTCTATATTAGCATATGAAATCCATTCTGCTGTTTTTACTGCTGCTTGTTGAAACTTTTGTTTCATTAACAATTTATTTGCTGAATTTTTAATACTTTGAATAGTATTAATTTCAATTCTATTACCACCATTTGTGATTGTATCAGGAACTTCTGTTGTAGAACCAAATCTAATTACAGAACGATATGGTAATGGTACAATATTTTTAGTACCCGCTCTAAGACAATCATGACTAGGATGTCTTGACAAAATCATTGGTCTAAATTGTGTTATTACTTTACTTTTTTTATTTACAACAGATTTTCGACTTGTAAATAATTTAGAACTATCTATTAATTTTGTGTTATTCATTATAGTTTAATAATTTTTTAATAATTAATGTTGATAAACCGTCATTTATTTCTTCTGGATGATATTGTACACCATATACATTTTCACTAAATTTAGCAATTTCTATATTTTCAAAAGTATCATCAATAGCTAAAGCTTCAATAGATGTACCTTCAATTCCTTTTAAAAAACAACCTTGATGATGTAATGAATTTACTTCATATTTTTTAACTTTTTTAAAACTTACTTCATCTACAATTTTGTATAATTCATTAGAAACTACTTTTAAAGAATCAACTCTTTCATGTCTTCCTTTATTAGAATAAGCAAAACCATAATTTTGAACTAATTGTCCTCCAAATTTAACACATAGTTGTTGAAATCCTAAACAAATTCCAAATATTGGAGTACCTTTTTCTAAATATTGATCTAAATTGTTATCGTAAAAGTATTGTTTCATTACATCAGTATTAGATGTAAGAAATCCAGGTACTTGACCCATAGATTGTGGTGCAATATCTAAACCACCAGGTAATACTAATAAATCAATTGTTTCGTCGATTCCTTTTTGTGGTGATAAAGCTTGAACAATACCAAATTTACTTAACCATTCAATATACGGTGTAGTAACACCAAAACTATTATCTCCTGTTTTCCAACCAACTATTCCTATTTTTTTCATTTTTTTTTATTTATTTATATTATATGTTAAATAATCTGTATAATCATATTCTTTTATGATATTATCAGATGTTATTTTTGTATGTTTTTCTAAGTAAGTATATGCTACTCCAAAAGGCGTATCTATTACTGCTTTATCATGAATGTTTATTTTGTAATTATGTTGATAAAAACCTTTTAATGTTGAAACTTTATCTAAAATTGTAACATTTACTTCATAAACTTCAAATACAACAGAGTTAGAACCTTTTTTTAATCCTACTTTAGTATTATTGTGTTCTACATTAATTAATGTAAATTCAGGTGCTGATAAAAATTCACCAACTTTTTTACAATCTTTTAATATTTTATGATTTATTAAATCTTCTCTTAATTCACAACATACTGCAAGTAATCTATTCATAATTGTCATTTTAAAAAGGTATTATTTGTGATTTAACTAATTCTTTTGCTTTTACTATTCCATATTTTTTTATAAAATCTGAAAAATCTTTACATTGGTATTCATCTGGAATTATTATATCCATAACATTAAATGATTCTTTAAATTTTTGAGCAAATAATTGACCCCAATTTTCTTCTTTATCATAATCATTATCATAAAAAACATAAATATCTAAAAATCTACTACTTAATTCTTCAAATATTTGTTGTTTGGGTAATACGTTTTCACATTGTAAAGAAACTGAACATATCCCAGCAACTTCATATAATGCCATTACATCTTTTAATGATTTTGTAATAATTAAAATTTCACCTGTTTTAGGTAATTGTGACCAACCTTGCCATATACTATTATTATGACTATTTATCCACTTGTATGTTTTATTAAATGGTTGATAAATTTTATAAGTTTCTTTATTATCTTTAAATTCTTTAAAGCAATATGCATATTTATCTGCTGTTATTATTTTATCATTTACAAAAAAATGTGAAATTGGTTCTACATTAAAAAACTTTAAAGTATCTAAAGATATACCATATTCTTGCCAATATAATAAGTCATAAGCTTTCCATTCTCTTTTAGTTTTTTGAAGACTTAAAGTACCTGCTTTATGTAAAAATTCATTTCTATTAATTGGTATAATATTGTTTGTTTCAGTTTTATTTATTTTTTTAACAATAAAATCATCACCCATTCCAAAATCAATTGCAATTTTAGAACATGCTTCAAAATATGTTAAATTAAATAATGTTTTTACAAATGTAATACAATCTCCACCACCTAATTTAAAATCTTTAAAACATATTTCACCACCTTCACCTTTAAATAATCCAAATGAAGCATTATTTTCATTTCTAAATGGTGATAATATATTTTTACCAGGAACTATTTCTTCATTAATATATTTTTGGTAAATTTCTAAATCTGTTATATATTTTAATAACAGTTCTTTATTAACCATTTTTTTATTTAAGTTAATCATAATTTTTTTAACCTATTATAACATCTTATTTCATAATATATTTGATTAAGATAATGTTTTTCAAACATTTCTTGTTCTAAAATTTTTTTAAGTTGAAAAATTGTTAAAGGATCATTTTTATATTTTTTAAGAAGTTTTTGTTTTTTAATTAACTTTTTTATGTATTTTATTATATTCATTTCATTTTGTTTAATTTTAGTTAATATTAGAAGTCAAGGTGGGAATCGAACCCACCTAGAATGTTCTTTGTATCTACATTTCTGTAACGTTGCAGTCTATCGACTAACCACTCGTACCACTTGACTACCGATGTTGAGAACTCATTTGTGTTGTTAGTAACCAGTATAAACAATTATTACATAGTGCTGTCCTTACTATTTTCGTACACACTTTTATATTGCAACTCGTATTCCTTTCTCAAGGGAACAACACATTTTATTTATGTTATAAATAAACCGCTTAGGGACTAGTGTTAATACTCTTTACCTTATTAATTTCTTTATTATTAACACACCCTTTAACCGTTCAGTAGTTCTTACGAATTATACTAACATTTTATTTATTACCAATCAGTTTTTGGAGTTGAAGCTGAATCAGTTGTTTGAGCATCTGCTTCAACTCTTTCCATTAAATCTGTTGGTTTTTTAGCTAATCTTGAAACTGTTGTATCAGAAGATTCAACAAAATCAAAATATCTAAGTCCTAAATATTTAGAAGCTTTTTGTGTAGTACCATAAGTAACAAACACATTAACTGTTTTACCTTCAGAATTTTGTCTAATTAAAGAAAATAAATAATCAACTACTTCTTTAGCTGTATCTTTATTTTCAAAAACAAAATCTTTTGGTAATACAGATTTAGCAATTGATAAAATTCTACCAATTGTCCATCCTTCTAAATCTTTATTTCTTTTTTCATCAAATAAAGGATTTGCAACAGGATAATAAAATCCTACATTTACATCTCCAATTTGATCAGAAAATACTACCTTATAATCAGGTGCATTATCTGGATCTACTGCTGTTTTTTTAATTACAGTAACTTTTACGTCATTAACTTTTCCTGCAATTCCATTATTGAAAATTGCAACACTTCCATCAAAACTCTTATCATTTAAGTTAAAACTCATATATTCTTTATTTTAAAATTATTTTGGCTTATATAAAAAATGAGGTTTTTACAGAACCTCTTAACTGTTTGTTACGACCAAGTAACTATTATTCTATAAAAATCTTACTCCAATCAATGGTTAATTTACCATCCTTATCAGATTCAATTAATGTTATAGTTTGATTCTTCAAATGATCAGGTCTAGATCCTACAATTAAAGATTCTGAAGGAGCAAAGTTTACTAAAGTTTTGTTATCTTCACGATAAACATAACCTATTGCGTCTACCTGAGAACATAGTATAGATGCTATTTTACCAGTTAATGCTAATCCTCTAGATTCCATTTCTTTTCCTTCTTTTTCAACAAATTTAGCTTTAAGGTGTCCTAAAATAATTAAGGTATCACACAAAGGTTCTATTTCATTTAAAATAACATCCATTGCTTCTCTAAGATATTGATAACCAGCTCCATTTGGTAGCTTTGTTACGTCTTCTCCAGTCCAATTTCTTCCCATTGGTGTTTTACGATACAATATATTTGCTAATTCTAATGCAATATCTTCTAATGCGGACACAGTATCTAAAGTGATAAACTTATAAGTATAACCTCCTTTTTTTTCATTGGATTCTCTTATAGTATTAATTATTTCTTTTAACACTGTTAAAGGTGTTTTGTTGTTATCTCTTGCGAGTTGTAACACATTTATTTTTAAAGCATCTAAAAATTCAGAACCATTTTCTAAATCTAAAATAAGGTTATTTTCCAAAGCAGCCACTGCTGTAGTTTTACCTGATTTAGGATTTGAAAATAGAATAATTTTTTTAGGATTTACTCTAGATGCTTTAGTTTTTTGTGTAGGTAATTCAATCATACATTTGTCTTCCGTCCATATACCACCACTATTAAATTATTTTTTTCTAATACTTTTTATAAAATTACATACTTTATGTAATTTTTCACCATCATTTGGTAAAGGTAGTTCTTTAAAATAATTTACTGCACCATCAAAATATAATGGACAAATAGTTCCACCACCGCCTTCTCGTCCTCCTAAGATTTCAAGAAATCTAATATTATCTTTAAAAAATGTAACATCATAACCTAAATACTCTGGTATTTCATGTCTAAATGGACTAAATAAACCAACAACAACATTGGCATCACGTTGAGTTTCTTTGTTTCCAGCTAGACCATCTAATGTTGGTTTTAATTTGTTATATTTTTTATTTTCAAGAGATTCTTGAGCAGCAGCTTGTTGTTGTATAACGACAGGTATATATTTGAATCTATTACGAAGTTTAATTAAATAATCTGAACTTAATTTTCCTATTGATTCATGTAATGTCATAGGTATTCCTGTATCATAATTTTTTTCAGGACTAATGAGTCCAATATGATCTATCATTACAATTACATATTCTTCAGGATTATTAGGTTCATAATAATCTTCAACTTCTATTGCTTTACCTTCAATGTTAATAGTTCTGTAATGAACTTTACCATTAGCTAATGCATACTTTCGTACTAAATTGTATATTCCGTAAGGATTTCTTACGTCATCAATAAATTCAACAATTTCTTCAATTTTATTAAAATATTCTTGATATTTTTCTATAATATCTAAATGTTCTTGAGATAAAACATTATCTGCTTTTGTACTTTTTAATTGAGTTGGACTCAATCTAATACCTTCCTTAATATATAAAATATTAGAGAATACTGATAACATTTTTTCTTCTTTAGACATTTCTAAAGTAAAATAAAAAATTTTTAATTTAATATCTAAATTATTGTCTATTACTTGTTGTATTGGGTTATATACAAATCCCCAATCTGCAAATTGTGTTTTCGTATGAAACTATTGTATCTTACATTGTATTTTAGAATAACCCATTAATGACATAATATCAAAATAAGTATATTCACCTTGACCTTTTTTATTTAGTTTTAATCTACTAGAATTATAATCATATAAATATTTATAATTACTAATTGATGATCCTTGATAAGTATTCATTAATACCCATTTTTGAATATCTGGACAAAATAAAAATTTTATATTAGAATTTTTAATTATTTTTTCTAATTGATTAGCAAAGTGTTTTTTAGTACAGTTTGGATAATATGTTTTAATAACAGCATATATATCTTCAAAACTTCTATTACCCTTTTTACATTGCTTATTTTGAAATAATTTATCAAAATAAGTTCTTGTAAAAACAATATTATAAGAGTTTGGATATAAATTGTAGCATTTTTTTAAAAACGTAGTTATTCTCTCTCCTTTAATCTTTTCTGTTTCTACGTATAATTTCATTCTCTATAATTTAATAATTAAATTTATTATTGGTTTATAATACCATACCAAAGTTTAATTTGGTTACCTGAATTAGGATTTAAAAACCATCCACTATTATGTGTTGATAATGTATCTAACAATGTTTGATAATCTTCATAATTATCATCTTCATTAGTAGAACACATCCACATACCTCTAGAAGCCTCGCTTGTTGTAAAATAAGTAAATACTTTAGTAAATAATGCTTTTTTTAATTCAATAAAATCATCATCATCTGTATTTACAAAATCTTGATTTTCAATTCTACTACAAAGTGTATTAATACCTTCCATTCTATTAATACCACATGAAAAACCACTATTTTGAATTAATGTTAAATTAACACTTATCTGTCTATGTATTTCATTAATATTAATGTATCTTAATGTAGTTCCATCGTATGTAATTGAATTAATGCAATCTTGTTCTGTTCTAGCAGGAGGTGGTGGTGGTATAAATACGTCTTCAAATAATGAAGCATCGTATCTTACGTTTTTACCTGAATCATTAATAATTCTTACGTAACCATTTTCTTCTTGAAGTATCTCGTATTCTTGACCTTCTGTTAATTTATAATTTTTAGCGTTTCTGCAAATTTTGTTCATTTTTTTCTAAATTTAATATTTTATATTTATAGTCTAGACTATCTCATCATCCTATAAGGATGTCGGACGCTGTAGGCTCATCGTAATGTCCTTAGTCGTTACACCTTCATCAGTCTTCCCTGAAGCTTGGCACGGTATTGTCTATTTTAAGTACCAAAGTTTTAACAAATATTTTTCAGCTTTTTTAAAATCTTTAGTTTTTAAGATATTAAATAATTCTGTTTTTTCTTCAATAAGATCAACTGTAGAAGCTTGAAAAATACTAGAATAAGGCATTCCCTCTAAATCAATATTGGAAATACATTCTTTTAATGTTTTATATGGTTTGTTTAAACTATTAAATTCTTTACCAGAACTATTTGTTCTTGGACAGTATAATATATCTCTTGATCCATAATAATAAGGAATATTATTATGTAAACTATCAACATGAGTATAATAATGACCTAATATAAAAGCATTTTGAATTCTAACACCAGATTTATTAATTAAAATAATATTTTCTAATATTTTTCTAATATTAGTTGTTCTAACAAATCTACAAATTCTAAAACAAAATATTTGTTTTCTTTCTGTTGTATTTTCAAATTTAAAACTATTTTCAGTTATATTTGTAATAACTGTACCTAATCTAAATCTTCTAATAATATCAATTAATAATATTACATCTAATTTATCTTTTGAATAAAATCGATGTTTTAAACCACTTTTATAACCATCACCACAACCATAACTTTCAATGTTATATCTAACATTTAAAGTGTTTTCACTGTAATTTTTGTTATTATTTTTTAATTTTGTTAAATATTTGTTCATTTTTTTAATAGATTTTCACCGTTTTCATCCGATTTAATAATAATTTTTTTTCATAATTTATTCATCATTTCTTCATAATCTTTTAAAGAATAACCATCTACACCTTTTTTAGTATAATAATTACTTTTACTATGATTACTTATCCAACTTGCTGTTTTGTTATTAATAAACCTAATTACAGGTTTGTTAATTTGTGTACACCATATTAAAATAACAGATTTATCTTCTTCCATAAATTGTTTAACAATTTTAACAACACCTTCAAAAGATGTTTTTGGAAATCTAGACATTACTATTTTATGTAAATCTGTAATACTTCTATTAGCTGTTGATTTACATTGTATTTGTGTACAAGCTTCATCTGAATAAGTAATGTAAGCTTTACCTCTTAAAAAATATCTAACAAATTGTTTTCTATTAGTTGTTTGAGGTACATCATTTAAAGAAACATAAATAACTTCTTGATTATTTTGGTTCATTTTTTTTTTAATTTTTTCTAATTTGTAAAATTACTATTTTTACATCTAAATATTACTATTTAGCTGGGCAAAACATTACCCACTTTACTATTTGCAGTAACATTATAATATTTACCTTGTTCTATACCTGGATTTTCTTCTTCAAATCTAGGTAATCCCCAAGGAATACAATTTATTTTACCTGAAAGGATTCTTTCACGTCGTTCTACTAAAGTGTTAAACACTCTATCATATAAACTATTTTGTTCTGTCATAAATTTATTTTAAAGTGCTAGTCCAATTATCAGTTACTTTTGTATCTATTTCATCAATAAAAGCACTTAATCTTGAACTTTCTTCTTTACTATCTTTTTTATAAATAAAATAATCAGCTTGTTGTAAATAAGTTAAACTATTTAAAGAATTTATGTATATGTCCGCTGCTTTAAGTATTTGTTGTGGTGAATATGTAGGATTTTCTTGCATCCATCTTTTCATTTTCTCTTTACAAGTACTTAAACTACCCATGCTTCCAGGTTTTAAACCTTTCCATTTATCTCTAAATTCTTCAATAAATCCATTTAACTCACTATTAACAAGTCGTTCTGATTTTTTTATTTCTTTTTTATTTTTAACAGAATTTACTTTTTCTATTAATAATAACTCTATTAATAGATTACCTTTTTCACGAATAATTATTTCTTGTTCGTTTAGTTTTATAAATTGTTTTTGTTGTAAGGAATCTAATATATTAGATTCTGTTCCTAAGTTTTCATACAAATGTATTAAACCTAGAAATTCATTAATAGAAATATTCTGTTCTTTTAATACTTGAAAATCAAGTATATAAGAATTTTCTATCATTTAATTTTTTTAATTCATTGTTGGTGTAAAATAACTTTGTTTAAAAGCTTTCCAATCACCAGATTCTACTAATTTTTCTTTTGGTATATCATTTACATAAATATAAACACTTGCTTCACCATAAGGTGTTTCAATAGGTATTTTATCATAAAATGTATTATTACCACCAGGAGTATATCTTTCTAATCTATCAACTCTTTCAGCAGTTTTTTCATCTACTTCATATACTTCCATTGTAACAGAAGTTTTACCACCTGTTTTAAGTCCTGGATAAAACCCTAAACTATAAAGACTAAATTCAGGTTTAGTTTCAAAATCTCCTAAATATTCAGAAGTTGATAATAAATCATCATTACCCATTTCTTTTCTGAGGCTTCCGTATACTGCTATTAATGTTTTTTTCATTTTTTATTTTTTACTATTTCTATTAATTTATCAAGACAAGCAAGTTCTGCTTCTTCGTATGAATCATCAAAAGGTCCTTCAGAAGAATCTTCTTCAGTTTCACCTGAGAATAATTTGGAAATTCCCCAATAATAATTACCTCTTTCTCTATCAAACACATATCCAAATAACCCATACTTCTCTCTAAACCATCTAAATGCTTGTTGATAAAGTGGTGCTTTGATTAGTGGTAATTTTTTTAACCATTCATCTACTATATTTGGATTTGAATAGAAAGCACTAAGTTCATTTTCTCCATTTGTATGATATGCTTGACAACAAGGTTCATCAAATCCTAATTCTTTTAAAGCTAATGCTTGTTCGTAGGGTATAAACTCTTGTTTCATTTTATTTCTTTTTAAATTGTGTAAATAATTGTTGTATAGTTCTACAGCAATTAGGATATTTATTATCTTGTATTCTACACCAATTAGCAAATTCTAATAGTTCTTCCTCACTATACATTCTTTCTTGTTGCCATTTAGCACCATTTATAAAACCCATTCTTTCAGAAGCACAAGTAGTTTGATTAGTAGCTTCTTTTAATAATGTCTTTAATTCAGCTTCTTCAAAAGTTTCTTGTTTAGGTTCTTCTTTTGAAACCAAATAACCTTCTTCCATAACATAAACTTTTTTTTAGGTTCTTCTTTTGTAATGCCTAATGCTTTAAGTCCTGTAGCTGTAAATAAATCTTCTTTTGGAATGATAATTTCGTAAGCACTATAAACTCTACCCATACCAAATATTCTTTTAGTCCTAACCTCTTCACAACTTGGGTTTTTAACAAACCATTCTAAAAACTCATCAGGAATATCTTGTACACTATCTTTGATTAAGTCTTGGTCTGTTGTTAAGATGATTTTGGTTGCATATAAATCTAAAGATTTATTGTTGATAACAGATTTATTTTGAACATCGCATTTTACTATTGATATTTTATTATAGTGAAAC